TGTATGGCGATAACTTCAACACAATGCTGAAGGTGTTTGTGGGCACGAAGAAAGATCCATTTGCTTTGTGCGTCCTGCAGGTTGACAGCGGTAGCTGTGGCGCGAGTATTGAGACCAATTACCCCAACAGCGTTGAGGGAATGACCAAGGGTCTGTCTCACATTGCCAACATTGTAGGGGGGATCAACTAATGGGCCTAGATATGTATTTAACGGGGTCGAAGTTTTTCCCCAACTTTAAAGTGGAGCGTCCTGTTGATATAGACGGCGACCAAATCCAACTGCTTGAGGTGTCACTGGGTTACTGGCGCAAGTTCGGGCCTCTCCATGCTTATATCGTGGACACCTTTGCGGGTGGCGTGGACGAGTGCCAGCGCATTGATCTTGAAGAGGCCGACTTGGTTGCGATTGCCGAGGCGATCATGTTTGAGAAGCTTGCCAAGGACGAGGACAGCACGGGTTGCTTTTTTGGATCACCTGAGATGTGGGCCGAGGATCGTGCTGACAAGGCCAAGCACGCAGCGACCTTTGTTGCAGCCAGCGAGTGGCTGCGCAAGCAACCTGACACGCAATGGCGGTCAGTTTATTATCAAGCATCATGGTAGGAGAGAACCAATGAGACTGGAATTAAAATCAATTAAATACGCTAAGTTTATGAGCCAAGAGACGGCCTGTTATGAGGGTAAGATTTATGTCGATGGCAAGTTCTTTGCCACGGCGATCAATGAGGGCCAAGGGGGGCCAGATGCGTACCACCGCAATTTAAATTACAAGGGCGATTGGAACGCCAAGTTCAAGGAGATCGATGCGTTCTTTGCTCGACTACCTAAGCTTGACAGTGAGTATTTCCCTGACGGCATGGAGCAAACTTTAGAACTTTGGTGCGGCAAGCAATTGGATCGGCACTTGGCCAAGAGGGATTTGTATCGTTTGTTTAAGACCAAAATCCTATACACGGAAGACGGCTCGACCATGTACACGACAGGGTTTGAGAACAATGCAAGGATCAAGGTGCGAGAGCCGAGTGCCACGATCCTAAACGACCTGCCTTTTGAAGAGGCTTTGGAAATCTATATGGGAGAGAACGTATGAAAAAGAAGATTGACGCACACACAGAGATGTTAAACGCGCGTTTGGCTGCAGAGCAAGCGGCGGAGCGCAAGTTAACCAAGGATCAGAAGAAGGCTTTGAAGGATGCCCACGAGACGATGGCTCGCGCTGTTTATTCGCTGGGTGAATTTAACGACATTTGGATGAGCGACTACTATAAATTAAAGGAAGCTTACTTTGATATGTCATCACACTTTAGCTTAGGGGGGGACAAGTAATGAACATAGATTGGGTAATGGAACAGATCGATGCCTACTGCGACCAGATTGCGCTGGAAGAGGCTGACGACGACAGCGACGAGAACTACACCAAGGCTTACAAGGCGGCATATCAGAACTGCTTGGGTCATGTGCTCGACGAGGCGAAAGGACGTTTAGGATGGGAATGAAACGCTGCCCAGAATGCGAGGGCGTAGGAGAAATGGAATATGAGAAGTGGTCTTACCGCTCGTTTCAAGATGATGTGGGTGGTTTTGAAAGCGATTGGCAATCATGCCAGAACTGCGGTGGCGCAGGTGAAATTGAGGAGGACGAAGAATGACCGAGAATGATCTAATGAACCAGATCCACACAGTGATCATGGAATGGTGTAGGGAAGAAATGGCTGCGAACGAGGACAGCAATGTGTCCCTTGAGGATCGGTTTGAGGAGTGCAGATCACAGATCACCATGTCTGTGATGGGCTTAACCGTAGACCATGAGTATAAAATAGATTGGTTGGATGAATGACCTACTGGACAGTTTTAGTCCTGACTATATTCGTTGATGGTCAGCAGATGCAAAGCCGCTTGTTGTTTCCTTCGATGAAGGCGTGCGGTGATGCGTCTGCGGTGATCTATCACACATACGTTAAGACGTACTTTAGAAACAGCATGGCGCAATGTGAAAAGAGCGCCATACCTAGCAAGGGTCTTGGCATAAGCCAAAGACCAAAACCACGGCCAGCATGGCTGGAGAAATGATACTATAATATTAGTAACCAACCAAAAATGGGCGGTAGTGATATCATGGTAGTATTTAAAAAGGAGAATAAGGATGGGATATACTGAAGAAAATATTGGATACCAATTAAACTCTTGTAGTGAAGAGGCTGCAAATTTTAATGTAGAAGGTAAAATATCTATCAGAGAAGAGGTTCGCAAACTTTTTAACACAGGCCAAAGCCTGACAGTTGAAGAAGTTAGTCTAATCCTTAATAAGCCAGAGATTTCTGTGAAACCAAGATTGAGTGAACTTAGAAAAGAAGGGTTCCTGATAGATAGTGGTGAACGAAAACGTGGTAAGTGGGGGACAAATATAACTGTCTGGAAGGCTTGGGAGATTAAGGATGACTAAACGAATACCAATGAAAGGCGGCGATGAATATGATGGGCTAACTAAGGCGAGGAAGTTTTTGCTGTGGAAAAGCGGCCAGTTGAAGAAGATCAAACGCGCTTATAACAAACGGTTTCGCAAACATATAAAGGAGATCAATGATGAATGACGCTATTAAAGTAACAGACATAGTAGATCACGAGGATGGGTCAGCTACAATCACCCTCGATATGGATCCAGCAACCTACCACAAGATATTTGAACAGGGCTTTTTGAAACTTATACAAAGGGGGATAGAGAGTGAAAATGTCGATGCTCGATAAATTAGAAATGTGCTTATGCTCGATCTGCGAGAAGGCCGTCTTTGATGAAGACGTAAACGAAGAAGGTCAATGCGAGGACTGCGTTGATAAAACAAACCCTTACATGGAGAATAGAAATGTTACGCGACCAGCAAGTTGAATTTCTCACCGTGATTGCGGTGTATCTAATCTACTACATTTTCATCTTTGGACTGATGTCCATCGTTCAGAACCTGACAGGTTATTATCTGTATGCGGTTTACGCCAGCGGCGTGTTTGCTATCGGCGCGGCATACTGGGACTGGAGGACAAAGTGATATCCGAGGCGTCTGTAAGACTGCACCAATCTTGGGACAGGGAAGATCGTGTTTGTTATACCTGTTACGAGAACCCTGCTGCGTACAGCAGTGGGGAGTGCCTTGAGTGCGAGGGAAAAGAAACCGAGAACTACGCACGGCAATGGGCCAAGAGCCACGCACAAGAGACCCTATCATCGGTCTTCACGGTGGGCGTTCTTGCCTTTGAGATAGACGAGGACTTAGAATTAAAACACCGAAAGCAAGAAAAGTACAAAGAGAGATGCAAAGAGATACGAGAAAGAAAGAAGCATGACGAAGACCAACCATACCACACACAAGGAACCGTCTACGTTGCATGGGATTGGGATCCCGAACTTGGGTGGGTAATAGCAAAGGATATATAAAATGAAAACAGTAATTAGCTTATATGATTTTACAGGCGAGGCGGTACGGCCATGGGCCGAGGCAGGATATGAATGCTGGTGCTACGATATTCAACACACTTACCGAAAAGAAGCCGTGGGCCGAGGTTCGATACACTATGCCTACGCTGATTTGCACGACCACAACACACTCAACGCAATCCAAGACGGCTCGACATCCAGAGGCGGCGTGGCATTCGGCATGGCCTTCCCTGTCTGCACTGACATGGCGGTGTCGGGCGCTGCGTGGTTCGAGAAGAAACGTCAGGCCAACCCATCATTTCAAGATGAGGCTGTGAGTTACGCTATGTGGTGCGCCAAGCTATTCAACAGCCTACATATCCCCTTCTTTGTGGAGAACCCGATTTCGGTCTTAGCTACGAAGTGGCGCAAGCCTGACTATAAGTTCCACCCATACGAATACGGCGGCTACATACCAGAGGCCGAGGCCGAGCACCCACGCTGGCCAGAGTATATTCCTTCGCAGGACTCATACAAGAAGGCGACCTGTTTGTGGACAGGCAATGGCTTTAAGATGCCAGAGCCGAGGGCCGTGGATCCAGAAGCGTACTACGGGAACGGTTATTCGAAGGCTATGATGAAGCTTGGGGGAAAGTCCCAGCGCACTAAGGACATCAGATCAGCAACCCCACGCGGCTTTGCTCGCGCAGTATACGAGGCAAACAATGGATGACGAAGAGAGAATACAAGTGCTGATCTCTAGGTGCATTGCCAATCTGCCAGAACCTATGAACGATGGCCAAGTTGTATCTACCATACTAACGATTGCGGATTCGTATGCCAAAGACGATGCGGACATGGCGCACCTTTTAGCCACTTCATTGGCTCTCTTTACAAGGGTTAATGGTTTACCGATATCCAAAGTTGTGAAACTATTAATTAAGACACACCTTTTTCTCGACGATAAATTAAAAAAACAGAGGATGAATTAATGCTTTATAAAAACGCAATAGTAAAAAGGGCTAGGGTCTGGGCTGTGCCAGAGCGCAGACTTAAAATAATTGAGCTTCACAAAGAAGGTTACAACAACAAGCAGATTTCGGAAATTATGGGGATTAAAACTGATATTGTATCGACGGGTATTTACTTGGCTCGACGAGATAAATTACTCCCCCCTCCTGAGAAAGCTCCCCCCTCCAGATCAGCGGTACATCTGCTAAAGAAGCTGGGGCGTAAGTACGCAGATCTAGGGCGGATGTTGCAGGTCTTTGATGCTTTGACCAAGGAAGAGGCGCTTTGGTTAGTGTCCACTTTGCCGCAAGATATGCAGATGTGTCACTACTTAGCTTCTTTTGTCAGCGATGCGTATGCAGAGGAGCATACTGAAACAGACAGCGAGGTAATCATAGATGGCTAAGTGGGAACTACCTGACTTTCATAAAATGCTTGACCGTAACATTGAGGACGACGGATTTATCACCGTAGTCCCTGATACAAAACTGATTATGCTTCAACACCTACGCGACCAAGCTTACATAGAATTTTTAAATGCGGTAGGCCCTGCCTTTATTGGGGCGCAACATAAATTAGAACAAGCGGAGAGAAATCTCCAAAATCACCAAGGAGAAACTAATGACGACGGAAGTAATTGAAGCTGTAGTAGACCAGATCACATACACTAACTCTGCATTTGCAACATCGGTAACGACAGGAGAGGTGGTCTTTGTGAACTCGCGTATTGTAAATGCGGTCGGGCTTCAGATCGGGGACACAAGAAACTTCTTTGTGATTCCAAACTACCCTGACAAGCAGGAGCAAGTTGCGTGGAGAGCGATGCGCGTGGAGTGTGACGCAGACAAACTTCGCACCGAGCCTGCCACTGCGGCCCCGCGCAAGATTATCAAAGATCTATTGGATGATAACAACCCTATGACTGTCCAGAAGATCATGGACAAGACAGGGTTTAACGAAGCTATTATTACGGCCTCGTTAAAAAACTTGACGGAACATGGCGAGGCTGAGACAGCCATCGTTGTGAGCAAGGACGGCCAGACAGAATATTATTGCAGCAACTTCGATTGGTTTGACGACGAAGAGTAACTAGGCTATAGGTGGGGAACAACAAAAGGAGTTTCCCACCTATGCAAGAACCAAGATTCAAGAACGTAGCACTACTGCCCGAAGATCACGAATTGTTACGCCAGATTGCAGACAAAGAACAGCGGGCTATGACTCGTCAGTTGTCGGTGATGATTCGCCGTGTACATACTGAGATGAATTTGGAAACTGTTTAGGAACTTTGTTATACCCTCTGATATCTATAATGTTATTTCGGCTTAGGCCCGACAGCATAACTTTACAGATCTCAGGGGGTAATCCTGTTACCTTAGCCATCCTGCGCATGGCCCCCGCCAAGTTCTGAATGCCACGGCGATACTCCACCATGATTTCTGTCACGTCTTTGGCTACGGCCTCATCGATTTCCGGGGGTAGTTCTTTAGTCATAATCTTTATCCTTTGTTGGGGGTTAGAGTTAGCCATTCTCTGGCTTGTTCGCCTAGAACTTTGGCCCCGATGTCGATCTTATCGCGAAGGGACTTAACGATCTTCTCGTCAATAGATCCCTCGGTAATTAGATCAACGTAAGTGACGGGGTTGCGCTGCCCAATACGATGGGCTCGGTCTTCAGATTGAATCCTTGTTTCCAAGTTAAAGTCGTTGGCATAGTATACCACGAGGTTGGCCTCGGTCAGAGTCAACCCATACCCCGCAGTCGCAGGGTTCCCAATAAAATATTTGAGCGGGTGGTCTGGGTTCTGGAAGTTACGAACGATGTTGTTGCGCTCGTCGTCTGAAGTGTCACCAAAGTATGCAGCCGCAGAGCCTTCTCCAAACTTACTGTTTAACGTAGAGGTGATTGTCTTGATGTCGTGACGGAACCTGGACCAAATAAGAGCTTTGCCCTCATGTTCCTCAAGTATCTCAACCACCGCCTCGGTACGTCTAGTGGGGAAAGTGATTAGATCCCCATCGTCTGTTTTAAGATGACCCGACAGAACTTGTTGGAGACGCAGCAGCTGAGTAATTACCGCAGGAGCAGTAACAAGATCACCGCTGTTTAACATTGTCATCGCCACTTGTTGGATGTCCGTGTAAAACCTACCTTGTTCCTCTGTTAACATAATGTATCGTGCGGTGTATGTCTTCTCTGGTAGATCCAGGCAATCTTTCTTGAGAACACGATAGCTGAACGACTCAATCTTTGACGTTAACTCTTCAAGATTTCTATACCCGACCACCTGTTGAAAACTCTTGGCCCCCATTCTCATCTTATTGATGATGGCATAGCGTCCTTGGAACGCGTAGAACGAATCGAACCCCAAGAGCCGAGGTCCGAGGAACGCGGCCTGAGCATAGATGTCGAGCGGTGATTTGGTTACGGGAGATCCTGTCAGAAGTCTGCGGAACTTGAACAACACAGATATCTTCAAGAGAGATTTGGTCCTCTTGGCGGAGTGATTCTTTATAGTGGTGCTTTCATCAATGGCGATCATGCCTTTGCCGCCGAGCTTCTTGCCCATCCACTCACCGGCCTTCTGTCCTTTGAGTGTGGAGAAAGCTTCTACGTTCATGACGAACACGGTTAGCCCATCAAACTTGTCCTGGACTGAGCGCATTTCTTCTTGTTGTTTTTTGTTGCCCCCTGATACCCAACGGATTACCCGATAGTTTACTTCGTCGGACATATGCTCTGGTAATTCTTTTGCAACCCAGTTACGATACACGCCTTTAGGTGCGATGACCAAGGCGAAGTTTAACTCCCCGCTTTGGTGTAGTGTTCCGATGTTGTCGATCAGGACTTTTGACTTTCCTGTTCCCATCTCCATGAAGAACCCGAAGGCATCCCGTTGTCCAGCTAGGTCCATTGCGATCTGTTGATGGCTATATGGTTTAGTTTTAAAATTGTACTTGACAGTCATCTATATCCTCCATTAAGGTCACCCTACGGACAAACGAGTTGTTCGTCAACCCCAACCCTGAAGAGGACAAAACTTATGACTGATATCTTTGAAGACATGTTTGATGAGGCGGGAGCTCTCGCCCCCATCGACACCAACACTAGCCGAAACCTAAGCGACCTGGTCCGTATGCTGCGTAAAGTAGAGGGCGAGATTGAAACTACAGAAGAGCATCTCAAGCATCTTAAATCTGAGAAGCATAAACTCTCTGTTGAGAATATCCCTGCACTGATGGATGAGATGGGCATTGAACGCCTTGATGTTGACGGTATCACCGTCAGTAGAAAGATGATGGTCCACGCCTCAATTCCTTTGGACAGGAAGGAAGAAGCTTTCCAATGGCTTCGAGCACAAGGACTTGATGACATCATCAAGAACGACGTGACTTTGACTTTTGGTAAAGGCGAAGACAACCTAGCGGGCGACGTTGTAGGGATGCTGGAAGACAGAGGATTCCACCCATCGACCAAGACCCACATCCATCCAAGCACATTAAAGGCGTTCGTTAAGGAACGCGTAACAGATGGCAAACCCATCGACCTTGATATGTTTGGAGCATTCATTGCAAACGCAGCAGAAATCCGGAGGAAAGCATAATGACTACCGCAGTAGCAACAAAAAAGAATGCAGAGTTAAGCACAGATGTACTTGACGATATCTTTGAAACCGCTGGTGAGGGCGCTGCCTTTGACAGCAGTGAGATGCAGATCCCGTTTGTTCGGGTCTTGCAAGCTTTGTCACCGCAGTTGAACAAGAAGAAGTCTGAGTTCATCGAGGGGGCGGCTCAAGGTGACCTGTTCAACACGGTGACTGGACAGCACTGGGCAGGGGAAGAGGGCGTGACTGTCGTGCCTTGTTTCCAAACCACCAAGTATCTGGAGTTCGTGCCGCGTGATATGGGTGGTGGCTTCAAGGGTGAGATCGCACCGAACGATCCACGCCTGACACAGACACGGCGCGTTGGCTCAAAGGAAGTTCTGCCTAACGGTAACGAACTTGTGAAGTCCGACCAGCATTTCTGTTTGGTCGTGGATGCAGATGGATCTTGGCAGCCCGCCGTGATTGACATGAAGTCAACGCAGTTGAAAGTATCGCGCCGCTGGAAGACACAGATCGCTATGCAGAAAGTCAAGCACCCATCAACAAATGTCATGGTGACACCCGCTGTCTTTGCAACGATGTGGAAGCTGACCACCACCGAGGAAAGCAATGACCAAGGTTCGTGGAACAACTACCAAGTGGAGAAGGTCAGTCTGGTAAACAACCGCGACATGCTCCAAGAGGCCATGGCCTTCCGCAAATCTATCGCGGCGGGTGAAGTGAAGGCTGCTGCCGAGGAACATGGGAACAGCTCCCCCGTGTCTTCACAACAGGATGATGACATCCCGTTTTAAGCAGCTAGTGGTGTGCTTTAGGTCAGGCTTTAGCACACCACGTTTTCACTAGGAGCAAACCATGTCATTAGCCGAAAGATTATTGGCGGCGTTTGAGGGATCAATCGCGGGCCACGGAAAGACAACTGTCGGCAGAGTAGGCCGGACAGGAAAGGTGGATGCGAAGAGCCTCATCGTCCGAGAACAGATTACAGAAGAGAAGGTCCAAGCACACATAGAGGGCAAGCAGGGGGTCGGCGCGATCCCTATCAACCAAGACAACCTGTGCAAATTTGGTGCGTTGGATATTGACACCTATGACCTAGACCACAAGGCGCTTGGCGCTAAGATCCGTAAGATGAAACTGCCATTGCTGCACTGCCGGTCAAAGTCGGGAGGCGCACATCTATTCCTGTTCCTTAAAGGGTGGGAGCCAGCGGCACTGATTAGAGAATATTTAACAGAGATGTCCATTGCACTGGGGTTCTCTGGCTGCGAGATATTTCCGAAGCAGGATAAAATCCTTACCGAACGCGGAGATGTAGGGAACTTTATCAATATGCCTTACTTCAACGCGGATGAGACCGTGCGCTATTGCTTTAATGCGAAGCATGAGGCGATGGAACTGGAAGAGTTCTTGGATGCCGTAGATATGATGAGGGTTTCTGCCTCCGATTTGAACGCATTGAAGTTCGGCGGAGAGCGCAAGCACTTTACCGATGGGCCGTACTGCCTTGAGATTATGTCGAGCCAAGGAAAGATATCCGAGAACAGGAACATCACAATGTTTGCTGTTGGGGTTTACTGCAAACTCAAGTGGCCAGACGATTGGAAAAAACATCTTGAGGAGTACAATCGTATCTTATGTGCCCAGCCGCTTGGGGCCTCGGAGATCATGGTGATCCAAGGTTCGTTGGAGAAGAAGGAATACTTCTACACCTGCAACACCTGTCCACTAAAAGACTTCTGCGACAAGACGATCTGTAAGACCCGACCCTTCGGTGTAGGGTCTGAAGAGCCTGACAGCGTACCCCTTAGCGGCCTTACGATCCTGCTGTCAGAGCCGCGCCTGTACTTCATGGACGTTGCTGGCAAACGCATTGAGCTCTCAACTGAGCAGTTGCAGAACCAATCGTTATTCCAACGCGCTTGCATGGATCAGATCCATTTGATGCCTCCTCTTCTCAAGCCCGCTAAGTGGCAGGTTTTGATTGGTGGTTTGATGGATCAGTCTACAAAGCTAGACGTTCCAGAAGAATTGACTTTGGCTGGGCAGTTTAAAGAGGTTCTTAAACTGTACTGCAGTGGCCGGATGCGGGCTGTGGCACCAGAGGAGATGACCATGGGTAAGCCTTACTCTAACAACGGGCGTACTAACTTTACCATTGGCGGTCTTATGGACTTCCTGAAGAGCCGTGGGTTCTCGGTGTATAACCGAGGTCAAGTTCAGCAACAGATCAAAGCGCTCAACGATGGTGCGTCCTGTGAAGGCCACTATAATATTAAGAAGGCAGACGGGAGTCCAACCACGCTTCGTGTTTTTTGGGTTCCAGACTTTATAGAAACGGCAGTCTTTGTAGACTCAGAGGAGAATAACTATGACGTTCCTTTCTAAACCGTTGCTGAAGATCAGCGACATTAGCACCGGCTTGGGTGTGGCAAAGTCCACCATCTACAAGTGGGTAAACGAAGGCGTGTTTCCAAAGCCAATCGTTTTGAATGGCGATAAAGAGACGGGTATTAACAGCGCCACTCGGTGGTATTCGGAAGACATCGAGGAGTGGTTGAAGTCTCGGCCAAGAACCAATGACTAGCCAGCTTATCTTTGGCCCGCCTGGTACGGGGAAAACATATACTCTTATTGGATTAGTGTCGGACGCGCTGGATAAAGGTGTCCGCCCTGAGAGAATCGCGTTTGTTTCCTTTACAAAGAAGGCTGTAGCGGAAGCTGTCAACCGTGCGGGTCATCAGTTTGGATTGACCTATAAAGACCTGCCCTATTTCAGAACGCTGCACTCGATTGCTTTCAGAGGGCTGGGCTTGCAGAAGCAAGACGTTATGGCCAAATCAGACTGGGACTTTCTTTCTAATAAGTTGAATATGGATTTCTCTGGGGTTACCGCTATCAACCCAGAAGACGGTGTTATGATACCGCCTGCCGTCAGTGATGGCGCACTATATGTTCAGATCATTACCAAAGCGCGGTACAGCAAGAGCTCTTTGGGAAGAACTTTTAAAGAAGCGAACAACTACAATTTGCATTTCTTTATGCTGGAGAAGATTGACGAGAACTTGCGGGCTTACAAACAAGGCATGATGAAGGTTGATTTCACGGACATGATTGACATGTATACGAAAGAGATTGAAACACCAGAGTTAGACTTGCTGATTGTGGACGAGGCCCAGGATCTCACCCCATTGCAGTGGGACATGGTTGCAAAGATGGCCGCTAACTCTGCCTTTACTTACTACGCGGGCGACGACGATCAGGCTGTCCACCGTTGGACGGGCGTTGATCTGAAGCTATTCTTAAACGCCTCGCCAAACAAACGTGTCCTCACTCAATCGTATCGTATGCCAATATCCGTCCACAAGTTGTCTCAGCAAATTGTAAAGAGGATTTCGTATCGACAGCAAAAAGAGTTTAAGCCAACGGAACAGCAAGGGAATATCCGCTCGGTCATGTCCGTTCAATCCTTGCCCTTGGAGCGAGGTTCGTGGACCGTGATGGCATTAACGAACTCCTACGCCAAAGAAATCTTTAAGCAGATCATGGATATGGGGTACATGTGCAATCTAAAGAACTTAAAGAGTGTCAGCACTTCAACTGCCAGTGCCATTTCTTCTTGGAGGCAGCTTCAAGCAGGGGAATCCATCTCTAAGGAACATGCCATTGCGATGTACGATGTCATGCCTAAGCGCGGCACTGCGGCATCTGTAAAGCACGGGGCTAAGAAACTTCTTGACGCTGTCAGCGCCGAGGATGTTTTGGATTACCAAACTCTATCGCAGAGGTTTGGTCTGATAGCCCCCCTTGAAGTAGATGTTGCCCGCGCTTTAAACCTAAGTGCAGAAGAGGATCGTTATATTGCAATGCTAGAAGCGAGGGGCGAGGACATCCTTGCACCCGCTCGGATAAAGGTGTCTACGTTTCATGCGATGAAGGGAGGCGAAGACGACAACTGCGCCGTGTTCCTTGCCTCGACCAAACGTTTCTCAATAGATGGGGACAAAGATGATCTGCACAGGGCTTTTTATGTAGGCCTTACCAGAGCCCGAAAGAACTTGTTCTTAATAGAGTCCAACAGAACATATAGGTATGACGTATGAAACAAGACGAAGTGGAAAAGGCGATGGGGTATCACGTTATGACTTACAACTGCACATGTGGATATGAATGGACCACATACTGGAATAAGTTTTCGGCGGATATGTGTGTAGAGTGTGAGAAGATTGTTGAACCCAACGAGAAAAAGAGCCCCCAATGACAAGAGACGAGATCCTCGACACAGCTAAAGAACTGATCAACGGACCGAGGGCCAAGGACTACGGTGATGCATCCGATAACTTCGACCGCATTGCAGACGGTTGGAATATTATTGCGCAAAACGCTGTCAGAACGCACGGATATATCACACGCAAGCACGTTGCCTTGATGCTCGACTGGCTAAAGACAGCCAGACTGCTTGAGACAATAGACCACGATGATTCATGGATTGATAAAGCTGGGTACACGGGACTTGGTGGTTCGTTTAAAAAGGGCTAAGTATGAAAAAACTACTGTTTGATAAAGATGCGTACATCGCTGCCGAAATGAACAACAAGGAAATCGATTGGAACATCCCATCCGAGTACCCAGATCTAACCGGATACAAACAGATTGCTATTGACCTTGAGACTTGCGACCCGAACCTTATGACCAAGGGCCCAGGTTGGGCAAGAAATGACGGGTTTGTTGTTGGCATTGCTGTAGCGGCGGGGGATTACTACGGGTACTTCCCGATCCGCCACGAGAATGGCCATAACCTAGATCCTAAGATGACATTTAAGTGGCTGAAGAAACAGATGTCTACGCCCCACATTGACAAGATTATGCACAACGCCACCTACGATGCGGGCTGGCTGCGGGCTGAAGGGGTCGAGGTCCAAGGTCGAATTATCGATACGATGGTGGCCGCGCCTATAATAAACGAGAACCGCTTTAGCTACAGCCTGAATAACTTGGGCCGTGATTACATCGACATGCGTAAGGACGAGAAGCTACTGCGGGCTGCGGCCAACGAGTGGGGTTTTGATCCAAAGAAAGACATGTGGAAAATGCCGCCTAAGTATGTGGGCGCGTATGCTGAACAGGACGCCGTGATGACTCTCAAGCTTTGGGAGCGTCTAAGGATCGACATCGATAAGGAAGAACTCTGGAGCATCTTTAACCTTGAGACATCTCTTATCCCTCTGATGCTGGACATGCGTACTAAAGGTGTGCGTGTTGATATCGATGCGGCTGACCGCGCTAAGATCATGCTTAACAAGAAGACAAAAGCGCTTAGGTCCCACCTTAAACGCACGACAGGTGTGGACGTTGATCCGTGGGCCAGCGCTTCGGTTGCCAAGATGTTTGATGCGTTAAACTTAACGTACCCCAAGACAGAGGCTGGTGCGCCATCGTTTACCAAGCAGTATCTAAACGCCCACCCGCACGAAGCCTGTCAGTCTCTGGTCAAGCTGCGTGAGTTTGATAAGGCAAACAGTACTTTCATTGATACTATTCTAAACCACCAACACAAGGGCCGCATTCACTGCGAGTTCCACCAGCTACGCTCAGACGACGGGGGCACTGTTACAGGACGCTTCTCGTCGAGCAACCCCAACCTACAGCAGATGCCAGCGCGAGATCCAGATATTAAGAAGCTTATCCGTGGGTTGTTCCTGCCAGAGGAGGGCGAGAAGTGGGGGTCGTTTGACTACTCGAGCCAAGAGCCGAGGTTATTGGTGCACTTTGCTGCGTCCATGCCTCACCGCGACAGTATCGTTGACAAGATCGTGGATGAGTACAACACAGGGGACGTTGACCTGCACCAGATGGTGGCCGACTTGGCTGGTATCAAGCGCAAAGAAGCGAAGGCCGTGAACCTCGGCATTATGTACGGCATGGGCGTAGGCAAGCTTGCCACTCAGCTAGACATCAGCAACGAGGAAGCCAAGGAGCTAATGCAAGCGCACCGTGAGAAGGTTCCGTTTGTTAAACAGTTGGCGGAACTAGCAAGCCAGCGCGGCGGGGCCAACGGTCAGATCCGCACAATCCTAGGGCGTAAGTGCCGCTTCCATCTTTGGGAACCATCCACCTTTGGGTACAATAAACCCCTGCCCTTTGAAGAAGCAAACAAAGAGTACGGTGGGATGGGCAGGTTACGCCGCGCCTTTACATACAAAGCTTTGAACAAACTGATCCAAGGTTCGGCAGCCGACCAAACTAAAAAAGCGATGGTAGATTGTTATGCCGAGGGATTTGTCCCTATGCTAACCGTCCATGATGAGTTATGCTTCTCTATACGGGACCAAGAACAAGCGCTTCGGATCAAGGAAATCATGGAGACAGGACTACCACTCAAGGTCCCAAGCAAAGTTGATATGGAACTCGGGGATAACTGGGGAGAGGTTGGATGAAATTAGAACCGTTTGATTGTCTTGGTCTTAAAGACATGCATAAAGATCAGATATCCACTCTCATGGAGTTTGTTGCTACAGCGCTTAACGCGGCTGCAGAGGTTGAGGACGACGGCGAGTGCCTAAACGACATGCAGGAAAAAGCGGACGAGCTTGTCCGCATCTTTGGTGGCAACGGGGTTACCGTCAGTATCTATTGACCCTGCCGCCTCTGGAATATTTCCATATTACGAAGCTGGTCAAATGGATTTCCACCCATTAGCGCCGAAGGTACAGGTGCATTAGCCGGACGTGTCGTCGGTATGGCAGGCTGCGGGGCAGCTTGTGGCGCGGATTGTTCAGGAGCGGCTTGTGGTACGCTTTGTGGAGCTGCTTGGACCTGCGGTTGCGGCGCTACTTGAGGCGGTTGGAAGTTTGGCCCTGGCTCTGTTCCAGAAAGGCCTTGTTCAAAATCTCTTTGCTCGACAGCCGCAGGGGCAAGTTTCATGGCCCGTCTGGAGATAGACATCTGGTTGAGGAACTCCCACGGGATATCCGTTGTTAGGCGGGGTTGCTTCTCTATCAGTATCTCACGGTTGATCTCCTTGCGAAGCTCGCTCGTAGTCATACCAGGAGAAAACTCCCCGCGCATAATCATGTTGGCTTCGGTTGTACCAACTTTGCCCTTTTGGATAACCTCTTGCCGAATCTCTGCATCGCTAAGGCCCAAGGTGCGAGCAGCTTGGACATCGGCATACAGTTCACTTTGCAAACGGTAGAGACTATCTAGGTAGCCGTCCCACGCTTCAAACATTTGTTCTGGCGTGCTGTCATTTGCTTTGATCACGCGCTGCGCTAGGCCTTTGGCCTCAGAACGCAGAGGAGTGTAAGCCTTCGCGCGGAAGTTAAAATCTTTGCGTAGATTGATAGTAATAGGAGTGAACCCACTTACAACCCGAGCAACCTCTTCTTCAGTAGTATACTCTTGCCCAATGCCTCCTGGAATGCCAAGCACACCACGGGTCAAACGACCTGGCACAAGCTTACCGCCGCGCTCTTCAACACCAAGACGGGCGTATGCCGGAATAAACCCGCCCATCATATGAGTAAACCCTTTAGCGATCTGGTCCCCTAGATCCTCTGAATCCCCATAGATGGCTGAACCAGTGGCCGTTTTACCGCCACGGCCAAACCAAGAGTCTGGGAGAACGTCACGAGCACGCTCAAAAACTAGAGACTCTGCTGCAAATGGCTCCAGTACGGCTTTAACCCCCGCCCATGCAGCGGAAGAAAGTTTGGATACCTCGCTGGCATCGAGCTTACCCTTCTCGTTGTATGTTTGTATCGCAGCCATGGCTGGATCACGAACAAAGGCGTATGGGTTGACGTAACTTTGGTCAACCAGTTCAATATTGCCACGGTGGTCGTTCTTAATAACCGATAGCTCGTGACCTTTAAGGTACGGCGGAGTCAATCGTTTTGCCGCATCCAATTCCTCTTGGGTGGTCTGTGTTGCCATCATAGAAGCTTTGGTTGCCGCCCCTGGCATGACATAGGCGACAGCGGTATACGACATCAAACGCTGCGCACCGATACCACGGATCTCGCGCTCCAAGGCGCGTGCGGCGTCTTCCCCTAGCTGCACACGAAACTTCTGGGGCACTGTGAAAGCCATTTCTTTCATGCCGCGTGACAAGATATTGGCAGAGTTACGAATATTCTCCGACGCAAACGATGTGAAGCTACCAAGCACAGGTATCCTGTCGATTGCTTTAATGGCTTTACCAACACGCTGGTAGATAGGCATCGTTGCTTTTGTTACATCTCCAGCCATTACGTCAAGGAAAGTCAAGTCCTCGGAGGCCCTGCTGCCCGCACGGGTAGCAAGTCCTTGGTCCATAAACAGGTCCGCAAGCGTAGCCCCAACAGGAAGCGCCCCTCGGGTAGACTTTAACCCTCTGTCGGTAACTTCAAAGCCTGCTTTTCCCAGGGCATTGGCCAATCGAGATCTCTCCCCAAGCACGGACATAACTTTAAAGAACGAGTCAGAGTCGGAGTACATACGTTCAAAGGTTTTCATAAGAGGAATGGCATCCACCACTTTCTCTGTAGCCTTAGACACTTTGCCTGCCACGGTAAGATCTTTACCAATCTCTTGAAAGTCCTTAATAGCTTTGACCATAAGACTGGTCTCAACCACCCCAAGTTCTCCCATCATCTTTGTGAGTCGCTGGGTTCCAGCATCATCCAAGTTACTTACGTTGGACGCAAACATACGGAAGCTATCAAAGAAGTTAGCATCCCGTCCTAACAGCCCATTAGAAGCAAGCATCAGCGTGTTTCCGTAGATGTTTCGGATCTGGGACAGAGGGTTAGGAATAATGGTCATGCGCTGGGCAAGACCTTTTGCCTGTACGGCCAGTGCCGCAGCTTCTGTAAATGGATTTTGAGCAAGGCGGCCAGCGGTAGACACGGCCTCTTTTGCCTCTGGTGACACATACATACCCGACAGATCCCCATAGGACCCTTTGAACATAGAGCTTTTATCTAGCTCGCCCAAAGGGCGATACCCCGCCGAGATCAACCGTTTCACTTCCTCCGTTGTGTCACGCATCATAACATCGGCACCACCGATACCATATGTGCCTCCAGAGATTGGAATCTCCCCTAACTCAGCGCCCTGCTTAAACAGTTCGTCCCCTTGTGGCAGGCGGATAAACGAGGGCCGACCCCCGTTATCTAGTGCTTTTAACCCGTCATCAAAGCTCATGGTAAGTGCGTCGTTGTTGGCCACGTTACTGTAGAACTTTAAAGATGCGATGGTCGAGGCCTGATCTCCAATTGTCTGAGCAAACCGTGCCTTTGGATCTGTAACCTCGCCCATAAGCTTACGGAGATTTGGAGACTGGCTTATCATGTCTTCGCGTTTAATAAACATATCCGTTGCCATGTCCAGCTTTGGTCCAGGCATAGACATTGCTTTGCGCGTAAGCTGCAAGTCTTTCAACGCATTCTCAGCGGCTAGTTTAGGCGGAACATTTTCGGAAACAGATAACCCAAGGATGCTGTAAAACTGTTTGTTGGCTTCTTTGTCCAGCCACTCTTCTGACCTCCCTGCTTTAAGCACAGGAGTTGGAACACCCATGGATCTAAGATTGTTCTTAATCTCTTCAATGGCGGCACTACTATCCTTAGACTCTGGGGTAAATTGTTTCAGCCAGGTCTCGGGGTTTTCGTAACGCTCAAAACGACGACGCAGATACATGCGCTGCTCGTCTTGGTGCTGTTTTAAAAGAGTAATGTTGTCCGCAAGCTTTTGTTTTCTAGGGCCAATAGCACCAAGGGCTTGGTCCTCTAGCTCTTTAAGCATGTCGTCTTGATATTCAAAAGACAGAGTCTTCATACGCTCTGCCGCAGTTTTAACAGGGTTAATTCCTGTCTTTGGATTGGCGTAACTATCAAGGGCTGTGTCTAGACCATCAAAGAATTTATTAAGGTCCTCGTTTGCCTTGGCCACAAGCTTAGGGCCTTTGCCAATAAGCTTTTGAAACTTCATAACTTTGTTTAGTTCACTATCCCAAGCTTTAATATAGTTTAGAACTTTAGTTTTAGCGGTGCCAGTCACCGCCATAGTATCCGCAATCTCTTCGCCTAACAGTTCGTTAGCGCCGCCCGCATAAGTGAAATACTTGTTCCACCCATCCTTCGCTTTTACAACGCCTGGAACCTTATCCAAGTTTTTGTTTAAAAACTCGAAGGTTTTAATACCCGTCTTTGCTATGCCCGAGGCTACATCCCCTACACCAGGCAAAGACCCTATGGACTTAACGGCCATACCAACAGCGGGAAGACCTATGTCAAAGGCCAGAGAGCCAAAAGCCGACTCTAAGCCACGAGTGGCCTTGTTTGATAGGCGGCGAACACCCTCGGCGGAACCAGTCTGACCGGTGTCCGCTTGTGTTTTGAACATGTCGGGCATGACATCAAAGGAATCGGACAGCGTAGCTTGGCCATCGCGGCTGACGATAGTTTCATATCCTAAAGTTCCGAGGGCCGTGGCCCCATATAGTTTAGCCCTGCTATCAAGAAGCGTCTTACCTATATTGGACGCACCAAAGGTATCGGCGGAACGCATGAATCCACTTTTTGGTACTCTTGCAGCTTTACCCAATTTGGCCACGGAACTAGCGCGACCCAGCCAACCAGCGATTGGGATAAAACCAAGGCCCAAGGAGATCACGTCCTCGGTTATTTTTCCTGCGGAGCTTTGAGGGGCGAGATCGTAGTCAGCTTTAAACTGATTGAACGCATCGCCAACTTGGCGAGAGTAGTCCGTATCAAAGGAAGCGTCTATTCCGGCAGTACCAAGTTCCAAGATCCCTTGAGCAACAGAAATGGGGGCAGATATAATGCCACGGCCCACGTCTGTGAACGTAGACTCAGTGACCGTTGGGGTTTCGTCCAAGCCCTCGGAAGCTTGCGCTTGTTGTGCTAGTTGCACAAGCTTCGCTGCATCAGCTTCATTCCCTTCCGAGTCGGCCTGTTGCGCTGCATTCATTAGCTCTTGGAATGTGGCCACGGGCTATTTACCTTTCTATGGCTTTTTATACTTATTAAACAGAGCTTCTTGTTCCTTACTCAATGCAGCCGGAGTTCCTAGTATTCCAGAAGCGGACTGCCATCTTTTTATGTCCTCAGGTAAATAGGCGGTAGACATTTGTGTTAAAGCGGCAGCAGGAGACCCATACGCCGTGTTTAAAGATTCAAAAAGGTCTTGCATTCCCTTGCCCTTGTCCGTGTCTAGGAAAGTTTTAGACTTATCGTCTCTATCTTTTTTAAGAGAGTATAAGTTGAGGGCATCAGTAAACGAATTTTTCCGCGTTGTCGCAGCGTCAATAAGAGCCGTTGCTCTGTCATCCGCACGGATCTGAGCATCAGAGGCCATGTTGAACGCAGCATACTTCAGCTTTTCGTCTCTGCCTTTTCTATCTTTCTGGTCCTCAAGCATCTTGCTCACACCCTGCATCATCCCTTGAGAGATGTTGGTGAGGGCGTTGCCGCTTGCCCCAGAGGCAATGGCAAAACCAATCATGGCAAGGTTGAGATACTTTTCTTTGGCGACGTCTTCATCGCTATCGCCAAACATCTCTTTAAACAGATCTTGCATTTGCTTATTGCGGGACTTCAGGTCTTCCGCAGGCTTAACACCTAGCCCAGAAAGCGCTACGCCTGTGGCGTCCCCAGGGTTGCCTGTCTTACCAAAGGTTAGAGCTATGCCCTCGCCCCACGCACCGGGGTTTTGCATGGCAGGAACGTCTGCGCCAAAACTTAGTCCTTTGTCGGTGGTGGATGGTCCAGGACGAGTATTTGATGGGGGGACAAGATTATCCTCCGAAAACCCTTCTTGGGCAAACAGTGGAGTGCCGCTGTCTTGTGGACCCTCAACAGGAGGTTTTGGTGCATCAGCCGTGTACCCTGCGATACTAACACCCGCATTTCTGTCTTTGGATTTTTTGTATTCTTGACTAAAATAATCCGTAATGTTTTGAGCAAACTTAGTGGGAGTACCTTGGTTAACTTGTCTTGGGTCCTGCATGGTATTTGGCACTAAAAGTTTTTCCGGAGCGGAAGAAACAACAGGTGCAGGAAGCGTAATGGGTGTTGCGCTTTGTTCTGCTATCAGCTGTTCCATCGCTGTCATTCTGCTGGGCTCTCTGAAATCTCCAGAACCGCTTAGGTCAGAAACAAGACCCGCCATAGTGGGGTCATAACGGTCTATGGACGGAACGTTTGCCTCTCCCGCACCCAAAACAACAGGTTCATTTCTTGCAGGGAAGTTTGCATTGTCATTTATAAACTGACGGTCGTAACCCTCAACGCGCTGACGGGACTCTTCTCCCTGCTGCGCAGCCAATTGAGCAGGCGTGTTCCCTTGGTATCCCGTGCCTAGCTCCATGTCAAAACGGTTCACCGCAGGGACAGGGTACTGAGACAACGAATCACGCATCTGTTGGTCCATACCCGCCATGTACCTACCCGCAATTGTGCCCGCATCGCCAGGAACATCGGAAATATTAACTAGGTTGGGATTGGGGTTTTCCTGCTCTTGCCGAGGGTTTAAGTCAGCGTTAATAATTGCATCCCCTGGACGAATTTTAAGCGCGGCATCGCTATCGCCAAACATCTCTACAGGAAACACTTGTGTTCCTTCTTGAGACATCAAGTCAGGGATCGTGTCGTTCATCATCATGAGCGTAGACTCATTAATACGAAGCATGGCCCCATTACGGTAGCCAGGAATGGTGATAACAAACTGCGGCTGACGCTGCGGGGCGTCTACAACACCACCAGGGGCGTACATTGGGACGTTCTGAGCCTCGCGCATTAAAGCTTCCGAGGAGGCCATGATGCCCCCCATCTCCGCAAGCTTGTTGCGAGCTTCTTTGTTAGCAAAGAGCTTACGATTTAAAACGTCCATCTTACACCCCCGCTCTGCTTAAACCATACATGCCCATGCCCAAACCTGCAAGCTGAGATGTAACGCTTGGCGACGGAGATTGCTGAGTCATAAACGTGGACTGCGCTGTTGGCATACCTTGATAGATATCCGAGTAGAAGCCAAGCTGCTGATAAGGCGACATGACGTTCTGGTATTGTGTTTGACGCTGTGCGTCCAAGATAGCCTGCTGTTGACCTTGCTCTTGTCCACCCATCGCGGATAGGATGTTGATGTCGTTCATGTTGAGACCCTGTGCCGCTTCGCCCAGTTGAGCTTGCTGCATACCCAGAGAACCAAGACCTTGACCAACGGCACCCATGCCTTGGCCGAGTGCGCCGTACTGACCCGCGATAGCGCCAAGTTGCCCCGCGCCTGCAATCCCAAGCTGCCCGTAGTTAGTGCCGAGTTGCCCGATCCCCTGACCGATGTTCGCGGTCTGTTGAGCGCCAGCCATACCCATCTGAGTACCCTGCATTCCAAGGTTTGCGCCCTGTGCAGCCAAGCCCCCAGCAGTTTGAGCGGCTGCCCCTGCTTGTCCTGCGCCAGCCATACCTGTTTGAGCAGCGGATTGTGCACCTTGCATTCCAAGCTGCGATCCAGCCATACCCATTTGCCCTGCGGCCTGTGCGCCTTGCACACCCATTTGAGAAGCTTGCGCCCCCATCTGGCCAGCCGCTTGAGCGCCCTGCATTCCGACGTTTGCACCAGCCAAGCCAGTTTGTGCTGCGGTTGCAGCTTGCTGACCCGCTTGACCCAAACCAGCCAAGCCCATTTGTGTTGCAGCTTGAGCCGTTGCGGCCCCTGCTTGCGTGCCTTGCTGTGCCGCTTGGCCAGCGGCCTGCGCACCTTGCATCAACTGGCCTGCTTGCGCTTGACCAATTCCAGCACCGAGTTGCGCGGCATTCTGACCACGGCCCATGGACGCTTCATACGCAGCCTGAGAGGCTTGCGAAGCAGTTTGGTATCCAGCGTTACGCATTTGAGCGGCTGTCTGCCCTTGTTGTTGTAGTACGTTGCGGGCAAGTTCTTGTTGCGCCACGCCTTGGCGAGAACCACCAAAAGCCCCAGAGCCAACAGCCTGAGCCGCAACCCCCTGCTGTGCAATCTGCCCTTGACGGGCGATGTCTTGAAGAGCCTGCTGAACAGCGGAGTCTTCGTATGGATTCATAAAGGCAGCAGTGCTTGACGGATCGTATTGGCCGGTTGTACCAGACAATAGCCTTTGAGCCTGCATTGTAGATCCAATGCCGGAACCTGCCGCACGTTGGATGTCCGCCGCAGACTGCAAACCTTGCGCTTCCATCCGTTGGCCATATTCAGGCAACGAAGCCAAAGCCGCAGATCCGAGTTGCGCGGACCGAGAAGCAAGGTCCCCGAGCCCAGAAGCTCCAAGCGAACCGTATGCCTGACCGGTTTGTGCAGCTTGCTGCACGTCCATCGCACCTTGGCCCAAGGACACTTGACCAGGATATGTTTGAGCTAGGATATTCTGAGCGGCTTGCTGCGCGGCAACATCGCCCTGCATAGCTGCACCCAAGATACCTTGAACGCCACCGGCGGCGGCTAGTTCACCACGAGATCCAGCGCCCAGAACTTGACCCGCAGCAGTACCTAGATCCTGACGACCAAGAGCCGCCATTTCTTGGCCCGCTTGTGCAGCCGCCATAGTTGTTGGGATTGCTTGGCCCATCGCGTCGTAGGCTACCTGTCGATAAGGCTCTGCGCCCATAACAGCATTGCCAGTCATTTGGGTTGCGGCATCTAGAGGGGCATATCCCTGCATCATTGCCTGTTGGGCTTGTTGCAAGCCGCCCACACCTTGGCCCACGGTCCCCGCACCTGCTTGAAGCATGGGGAAGTACGACCCAACACCCGAAGCGGCGAGTTGGGAAGCCTGCCCTTGTAAGGGGGTTCGTCCCGCTACTTGGTATTGCGGTAAGACAAAACCTTCGTCTTTGCCAAGAGCTTGAGCCCGCGTGAGGATTTCATCCTGATACTTTTTAAGCCAATCAGGAATCTCGGTCGTGGATATCGTCCGTACTTCTTCGACCATTATGCGGTCCCCGCTCTAAAATTTCTTACGTTAGCGTACATCTTTGCCGCCATTTGTCCACGGTCTCCGCTGGACGCCTGCCCAAGAGTTTCCGCAGCACGGTCTGAATCACCGTTAGGATCGAGTTCTGCCAAGTCCCTATGTGATAGCACAACTTCGTTGTTAGATAAACGAGCTTCGCTAACAGGCCTGCCGTCTTGGTATATTCTAGCAGGTATTGAGTCGCTTGTCCCACTCCCTGGGCCCTGTATTCTACCGCCCATGGCGAAGCCTGTCCCATATTCAACAGGGGCTACAGCCGTGTAGTCAGAAGGAACCTCTTCCTTTGCTTTTTCCTCCGCATATTGGTCGGCAAGATCTCGAGCCTCCGAGCTATCATAGTGTTTCCCCGTAAATCTACTGACGTACAGGCCTTTTAAGAAGTTGCTGGAATCTATTACTCCACCATAACCTTCGGGTTTGTTTAAAGGGCCGACCTTTTCTTTTGGGGCAAACATAGAGGCTACAGACAGGCCCGCGTATGCTTTACTCAGGGGCCCCATATTTCCAAATATACCTGTACCAGCAGACGCAGCGTTCAAAGCCGCTGGGGCCGCGCCACTTTTCAAAGCTGTCAAGCCCGCCTGTGTACCAATGCCCATCCCGCCAAACATACCAGTAGCAGCTTTGCCCATGGCACTTTGTTGAATTGCACTGGCTACTCCTGGGAACATAGCTGAAGTTCCCCCTGCAAGAAGTGCGTTCTTTATAGCGTCTTTACCGCTCCCACCTTCCAGCAACGTGCCGATACCAGAACCAAGGGCCGAGGCTATAGCGCCTCCCCCTGGGATAAGTAGGCCAGCAATGCCGCCGAGGATAGAGCCGATACCCATTAGGACAACCCTTCAATCGCTTCTGGTGCAGTTACAGTGATAGACGTACTGCGTTTCTCTGCACCTGTCCAAGCGTTGCCGCATTGAGGACAAGTGCCATTAGGGTAGCTTGCAACTTCTTCTGGTGTGTCAACTATGTTCTCACAGCTAACACAATGTACTTTATCAGAACTTGTCGCAGGTTTCCAGTGGGAGCCGTTATTCATAACGATAATTGTAGAGGTCATGCTGTTGTCACCGTAATTGTTCCGACGGAAGTTGTGGCACTCGATCCGCGAACATAAGGAGCGTTCGGTAAAGGTACTCTAACATATCCGTCATGGTTAAAGATAGCCCCTGGTTCAAGGGCATAGTCGTCTGTTTGCAAGGCCGTAAACACAGAAAACGTGTTACGTCCTTCCCCAGGGTTCTGCATTTGTTGCAGGTATGTAGAGAACGAGCGCAGGATTTCCGCAAAGTATCTCGGGTCATACTCCGTTGGAGGGAGCGGGAAGTATGGAAGGTTAAGATTGCGGCTCATCTGCGCCCATCCGGTTGAATTTCAAGTCTTGGACTACCTAGACGCCAAGCGGTATCCAAAGAATTTGAATCAATTTTAACCGAGAACTGACGGCCCCGCAAGCGAACTTGAACCTGCTGGTCGCCCCCTGTGTACGGAACGATAACCTCTTTGGCAAAGGCTTCAGAAGTGCTGTTGCGCACACGGATTGTAAAGTCCGCCGCCGCCCCTGCACCAGACTCAGGTCGTAGTCTCAGGTCAGGGAATAGGCGTGTGATAAACGCAAACTGTTCCCCATCTTGGATGTCAATTGGGCTGGATGTAATAGACGTGACCAAAGGTGTTTCCGGCACAGTACTACCGTCGTTAAACCCAAGCTCTTGCAGATAGAGGACGTGGTCTGTGGATGCCGCAATTGGATATTGGTTAATCCCACGGTCAACCCAGCAAGTCCGCGTCATTGTTCCGTAATACCATATCTGTTGCTGGTAGTTATAGACAACGTAACGGTCGTTCTCCTCGCTGTTGGCAGAGGGATAGAACCACCATACCTCAGAGAACGCTGTGTTTGTTGCAGCCGTAACCTTTTCACCTTGGTCCGAGTTAAAGTCAGAGAAAACGTAGTCACGCACAGTACAAGGAATCCGCTGCACCGCGCCGCCATAAACGTAGAACTCTTTCTGTCCCATCCAGAATACGTTGTCCTCAACGGCAATAGCGGCAAGGGGGGATTGGATGGTGATGTTTTCAGAAATAGCTGAAATACCAAAAGTAAATGGGGGGCCTAAGTACTGCATCGCGTAGAGCGACTTGTCCGTAAACACCAGAACCTGTTGCCGCGTTTCAACAGCCGTAATGATCTCTGACCCAGAGCCAATGCGCAAATCACCCGCAGTATTAGTCGCCGTAGCGGCCCAATCTGTCAGGCTTTCCTGCGTTGAGAAACGGATCAAAAGAGGATCTTGGATGCCAGGATCAAACTGAGAGTCGCAACCAAAGGCTATGATGTGGCGATCACGGTCAGAAACAAGAACCTGCTTGGCAACGGTCGGAGTTGTATCCGCGCCAGCCAAACTTGAAAGGGCTACACCACGGGCCGTGGTTCCCGAGGATTTATCCCAGTAGTAAATACCGCCGTCACGGACGTTAAACAAAAGATCCTCGCCAAAGTTATCATGGCTCCAGATGCGAAGCTGCTGACCCGCCGTAGTAATAGAAGCGCCCGAGCCCCACGTATCGCGGCCCCATGTACCCGCGCCCCAGCCCGTACCAATGATTGTGGTATCAAGGCCCGTGTTGATTTGAAACACGCCAATGACACTCGCCCCGCCATTTCCGCTATCGCTTGTTGTAGCAAAGACGTATGTTGGATTCAGGCCGTCCGTACCTGTAATGCTGGAAATAGTAGAAACAGTGCGGGCTTCTATTTGGAACACACTTGTTGATACAAGTGCCGTGACTTGGTATTCTTGGTTTAGGATATCCGCAGTAATCGCATCGCCCAGCGTTGTAGCGCCAGAGAACGTAACAAAGTCGTTGTCCAACGCACCGTGGCCCACGCATGTAACGAGAAGCGTTGCACAGGTAACCGCCGCCGCCGAACTATGCGTCGCGGCTGTCGTGCCATTCTGACCACGAGAGCAGCCAATTAGATTATTGCCAGACACGCTGGCATAGGTGATAATCTCGCTGTCGATTTTAATTCGGCCAGAGTCGGGAAAGCCTGTGGAACTTGTAAGCGGGATTATATCTTCGATAATGGATATACCTGCCGAGAGTGTATTGGCACTTGCATCAAACGTAACGTCGCCCGCGCTTGTGGTTAACCGAATTGGCGTGATGTCATTATACGCGCCACCTTCGTTGATGTAGTATTTGAGGTGCGTACCAACGCCCAAGTAGCTCGAACCGTCGAGCGCGACCCACGGGTGTAGAGCGCGGCATGTGCCTAGGAAATAAGTAGCAGAAGACTTTAACCACCCACCGATGTTCTCGGGGAAGCCAAAACGAAAGCGCACCTTGTCAATGTCAAACCAGCCACCCTCATTTGTGTAGGTGGTTGTCTCTCGGTTTACACCGGGACGAAACTGGAATTTGGTCAAGGGCATGTGGTTCTCCTATCCACGCGAGTATACACGAAGAGCGCCCTTAATCCAGCGGCGAAAGTGGGGCCCGCGTAGGCCCCACCTTATTTTACTGCAAAACCTCTGCTTCCGCAGGTGCTTCCAGCGATTGTGCGAGCATATTGACGAACGCATCGCGGCCAATGGCCAGTTGATCTAGGTTAAAACGCGCGTTGGCTAGTTTCCGTTCCAGATCGTTTACATGATTGAGCATCGTTTTCTGCGCGTCAGTCATGTCATCAACGAAGTATTCTGTATCGTTGACTGTAATGGGCGTTTTGTCATTTTTCCCCATGTTAGTCTCCTATGTCTAAGGGTTAAGCAGTGTAGGCATTGCCAGCAGAGATAGCTGCATTTGCGGCAGTCATATCTTCATCAGTCCAGAAGTCTTTGGCAACCATGATCTCAAGGTGTCCAACGTTACGACCAACGCAGTCTTGCTTGTCTTCGGCTGTGTCATCAGCCATAGCATCCCCTGCGATAATGTCGTTTATTAATGCAACAGAGTGACCCATTGCGGTGTAGTGTTGAGCGATTTGCTCACTGGTGATCTCGTCAAGCATTTTCATACTCCTTTTTGTTGACGATTACGATTCTAGGGCTGTGATACGGGCTTCAAAAGAAGCGTTCTGGGCTTCCAATGTTTCAATGCGGGTCATGGCTTCTTGCAGTGCCTTGACTGCTTTCATGTAGAGGATGGAGTAGTTGACCTGTTTGGTAACAGTGCCAAGATCGTTTTTGTCCGCATCTCTATCAGGGCTTTCATATACAAGACCACCCATGCCAGCGGCTTCAACTTCTTGAGCAATAACACCAAGCATATTTGGCGCATCAAGATTGTCTGCTTTTAAGCTGTATTTGCGAACCCTCAACGCCTTAACGTCGTCCCACTGAGAGCCACTATCGACGATGTTCTCTTTCAGTTTGACATCAGAGATAGCACCGTAGCTGTTGTTTGTGTTTACAACATTACCGTTAGACCAAACCCTAAATCTAAAAGTAGATGTATCAGCGAAGTCTAAGGCGTAGTATGTTGTGTCATTTGGCGCTGCGGCTGTGAAAGCGATTGCTGGCCCATAGGGGTTTGATGTTGCAGTGTTGTGAATCTGCATGACGTTTTGGCCGCTTGAAAGCGATTTAAACACCCACAAGCTATAGACACCGCCAGAATGACTATAATAACCCCGAGGAGTACCATCCCCATCCGACAGCACGATGTTGTTGCTTGAGGTGCGGATGTCCAAGCCGCTTTGGTTGCCGTTGTAGCCTCCAAGGATGGTGTTCTTAGAGCCTGTGGTGATTGTTCCACCAGACCCAATACCAATAGCCGTGTTATGCGTACCTGTTGTCAATCCCTCAAGCGCAACATCCCCAATAGCCGTGTTGTAGTCCCCAGTTGTGGCTACATACAAAGAGTATGCCCCAAGGGCAGTATTTCTTGTTCCCGTGGTGTTTGCAGTGGCAGAAACAAAACCAACAGCGGTGTTGCGGGATGCGGTGGTGTTTGAAGCTAGGCTGCTCATACCTACTGCTACGTTGTTAGCACCTGTTGTGTTCTGAAGTAGCGAGTTATGCCCTAATGCACTATTTTCTGCCCCTGTGGTGGTAGTTGCTAAAGCATTTTTACCTACACCTGTATTGCTTTCTGCTGTGGTATTGGATAGTAATGCTTGCATACCCACGGCAGTGTTGTTGCTGGCTGTTGTAATCGCATTACCCGCACGACTGCCTATAAGCGTATTTTGACTGCCCGTGGTTACTGCGGCTCCTGAGTTGTAGCCCAAACTTGTGTTTTCAGTCCCCGTGGTATTAGCACCAAGTGCATCATAGCCAATAGCCGTATTCGCATTAGCTGTGGTATTAGCGTCTAAAGCCCCAGTACCGATTGCTACATTTAGTGTGCCTGTAGTATTAACATAAAGCGACTGATACCCCACAGCAGTGTTGTTGGAGGCGGTGGTGTTGGACAATAGCGCATATCGACCGAGAGCAGTATTGTAGCTTCCCGTTGTATTGCTATATAAAGCGCCTGCACCCGCAGCTGTGTTGTCAGATGCTGTGGTGTTTTTATTTAAAGCATATGCACCAAGAGCGGTGTTATCAGTTCCGGTTGTATTTCTGCCTAAAGTCCCCGCCCCAACAGCCGTCAACTGAGCGCCTGAAGTATTTTCATTTAACACGTTATAGTTGTCTGACCCCGCCCCGCCAACACCTACGTTATAACTTCCTGTAGTGTTTGATGGAGCCGCAGCCGCGCCCACAAACGTGTTTCTTATACCTGTAGTGTTTGCCGCACCCGCAGATTTTCCAACAGCGGTGTTCTGGTCGCCTGTGGTGTTTGCTACTAAAGCACTTCCACCCACTGCTGTGTTGTTTGCCGCTGTGGTGTTTGCGTTTAGTGCGTTTACACCCACTGCTGTATTTGTTTCACCTGTAGTGTTGAGACGTAAAGTACCAAATCCTACAGCAGTATTACCTTCGGCTGTAGTATTAGTAGTTAAAGCTTCATAACCAACTGCGGTATTAGCATCGGCAGTTGTATTTGCATCTAAGGCTAAAGTACCTACAGCTACGTTTCTGTCACCTGTGGTGTTTGCATAAAGCGACTGATAACCCACTGCTGTGTTGTTGGAGGCGGTGGTGTTGAGAGCTAATGCAGAACGTCCAAGAGCTACGTTATTTTCACCTGTAGTGTTTGCGGTTAAAGCTGACCAACCAACCGCCGTGTTGTTATTTGCGGTAGTGTTAGCGTCTAAGGCATTAGCACCTACAGCAGTATTGTAAATACCTGTGGTGTTAAGAGCTAATGCCCACCCACCGATACCAACATTTTCTGTGCCTGTAGTGTTTGCGTTTAGTGCGTTTACACCTACGGCTGTTATTCCTGCGGCAGTAGTATTACTATACCCAGCCTGATACCCAACCGCTGTGTTGTTGGAGGCGGTGGTGTTTGCTAATAAAGCATCTCTACCGACTGCTGTGTTATAATCACCTGTGGTGTTTGTAGATAAACTTGCTCTTCCCAAGCCTGTGTTGTTAGCTCCTGTAGTATTTGCAGCCAATGAGCTTACACCTAAAGCTGTGTTGTCAGCAGCCGTAGTATTCGCAGCTAGCGAGTTCATACCAATAGCAGTGTTAGAGTTGCCTGTAGTGTTAGCTTTTAAAGAATCCTTGCCACTGGCAGTGTTGTTTATACCTGTGGTGTTTGCGTTTAAAGCAGCGTAACCCACCGCTGTGTTGCTGTCTGCCGTGGTGTTGTTTAGTAAAGCAGCATAACCCAAGCCAGTATTGTTTGCGCCAGAAGTGTTTGCCCTTAACCCAAGAACACCAACAGATGTGTTGTAATTACCGCCAACATTATTTTCCATACTAAACGCACCAACAGATACATTGGAAAGACCTGTAGTGTTAGACGTTAACGAAACATCCCCAATCGCAGTATTGTACTCACCAGACACATTGCTATCCAACGCAGTATTACCCAGCGCCACGTTGCCTGTACCAACAGGATAGTTCCCGTCCAGCTTAATGGTGCCGCCGTCTACGGAAAGGTTGCCCGCTACGGTTAAGCTGTCAGCAGATTCATCCCAGAGCAAAGACTTGCCTGTTGTAGCGCCAAAGAACTTAACGTCATAGCCAGTGTCGTCAACGCCTACGTTTATTGCGCCGTTAAATTGCCCACCGCCATTTGAGACAGTCGCAGCCGTGGTGGTCAGGACGCCTGTAACAAGCAAGGTACTCGCCATATCCACAGCACCATCAATGTCCACGACATCAAGGTTAGTAGTACCGTCTACGTCTATGTCTCCAGAGATGTCTAGGGAAGTAGCCGTTAGAACACCTGTCACACCTAAAGTGCCAGACACATCAAGGTTGCCGTTCAAATCAACCGTAGTAGCCGCTATTTGTATCTCTGTGTCTGCAACAATATCAAGCTGGCCGTCTACGCTGGAGTTAATGTATATAGCGGCATCGCGGAACTGAACCTTCTGAGCGCTATCTACAGCGATGTCGGTTGCACCAGTCGTGTTCCCAATAGCTAGAATCTCGGCCAGCGTGTCAACGGTGCCAACTTGCGCATCAACATAAGCCTTAATAGACTGTTGTGTGGCCAGCGCGGTGGCGCTATCAGATGCCATGTTGTCTTCGTCGAGAATGTTCGTAACAGAAACAGCGCCAGTGCCGGAAAGATTGTCAAACTCAACTGTCCCCGCGTCAACTGTAGTCGCATTAACCGTGGTCGCGGTGACTGTAGTCGCCGTAACAGTACCAACTACGTTAATCGCATCAAAGTGAGCATTGTTAAACACGTTGGCCGCTACCGCGCCAGCGCCCGCGCCGTCAAAGTAAACAACCGCAGTAGTGCCCGCAGGAACTTCGTAGTCGTTAGACGCGTTGTATGTTCCCTGAAATAGAATCACGGACCGCGAACCGGAAAGGCTGTTGCGGATGTAAATGATCTTCTCAGCGTCGTTTGGTGTTAGCTGCACATAGGCCGTTGCACCTAGGTCCGCGCCGTCAGCAAACACAACCATGCGATTGCGGCCATTGGAAGCCGTACCGTCTGTGATTGGAAGGGCGTTAGGAGATCCAGAGGAGCCCGCTGCGCCAAGAGTAATCGTAACCTGACCGTCAAGCGCGGCGTCCAAAAGGCCTAGATTGGTGTTTGTCGTATCACCCCATGTGCCTGACTGTTCGCCTGTGCCAATGAGTTCGATGCCGTTGTTTAGCGTATAAGTACTGGGCATGTTCTAATCCTATGCTGCTGCTCGGGTCCATCCTGGAGTTTGCGAAGGTGTTTCCGCATTCCAACCAGGGGATTGAATTGGTTGATCCGGAGTATAACTCGGATTTTGATTTGGGACAATACGTCCCCACACTAAGACTTTGCCTATTTCGCCTGTGGCCGAAACCCCTGTGACGCTTACGTTAGCATCAGCAGCAGGGGTAACATCGCCAACTCCGCCTGTTGCTGAAACTCCTGTTACTTCCGCACGAGCGCGGATCTCAATAGAAACAGATCCTGTGAAGCCTGTTCCCTCAAGGCCCGCTACAGGAGCATTCGCGTCAGCCTTTACTTGGATATAACCGCCATATACAAAAGCTTGGCATTGCAGCCCACTAGGGATGACAATAATAGCATCTGCCTCAACGGTGACACCGTTAACTCCACCAGTGGCCGAAACCCCAGTGGGGGCAACAATCGCTTTAGCAACTACGGTTACGGAGTCTATTTCACCCGCTGCAATAACGCCGTTAGGGTAAACATTGGCTTTTGCCACAACAAGAATGGTGCCAATGGCCCCTGTTGCCTCAAGACCTGTCACAGGAGCGTTAGCCTCTGCAACTACGGTTACAGAGCCGATGGCCGTAATGGCTTTTGGTAGATCTGTCTGGCCCCAAGGCATTTCGCCCCAACCGAAGCGACCGAAGCCCCCGATTGGAACGATGATGTCAGACATTAGGCGATCCGGACGATAGCGTTACTTGCATCCGCTGTTGGGAACACGATAGTAAAGTCACCAGCCGTCGAAGTCTTAGCGCCGCCAAAGTCTAAAATACAAACGGCAGGGTTGCCCGCTGCGCTTGAGTTATAAATCAAGGCTCCGTAAGCTGTAATGGTAGCTGTTGAAAACGTAAGATCAGCAAAATCAATAAAGGCAGTTGTGCCGCTCGATGTTGGAGTCACGTTCGTTAGCGTACCGCCACCAGCACTGTAGCCCGTACCAGACACTTCGTTTGTCGCGGTATAGGCAGTAGTCGCCGCAGTAAACGCAGCGCTGTTATCGTATAGCGCTAGTTTGTATGTATCGCCAGTGCCGGTTGTGAAGTTATGAACGCTTTCAAGGAGTTCCACCTTGAAGGACGTGCAGAGGAAGTTACCTGTAAAGGCCATATCAAAGTCTCCTTATGTCTTTTGCCGCAGGATCTTGCCTGTGCGGTATTCGTCGTTAATCTCTTGAGCCTCGCCCAAATTCTTCATGCGAGACAAAGCTTCCCCTGCTCGCTGCATATACATCTGCATGAGTTGCGGATCACCCTTCATGTAAGTATAGCATTCCACAAGTGCGCAGTATAGCAGGGCAATCTCAGCATTCTCACTCAGCCAAGTTGTCCCACCTTCAGCGCCTGCAGTTAAACTAGCTGGGCGGTAGAAATAGTGGATGTCTACAGTATAGCCCGAATCAGGGGTAGGACCCAAGATAAAGTTGTCAACATCGAATTGCGCATAATACTTAGGCTCCCCTGTTGTTGTGGGGTCCGGCGTGTATGTTTGAACAAAGTCTAAATCCTTAAACAGTAAGAAGTTAGCATCTCCAGCAACATCATAGCTCAATGACATCGGGGCCAAGAAGTCCGAAGGGCAAGCCAGATACTGATTGCCGCTAGTCATCGTGCCGTATTGGTTCTTTTGGAACAGATTCAACTGAACACTCTTCAGGATCCGTTCTTCCGACAGGCGAATGAACAAAGGAAGGTTGCTCACGAAAGATGATTCCGTGTTCTCGGTGTAGTCTTGAAGCGCCTGCTTCAATTCTGCATATGTAAAACTCATGTGATCACCACTGTAACTTGTCCCGCGTACCCTATCATACGCACGTTAATTAGACTAGAGTCCTCGATAGTCGGTCCTCCAACATAGACCTGCAATGCTTCACCCTCATCGGGACGAGGATTGCGTAAAGCCTGTGGGTCAGGAGAAGCTTTCGGAGGGTATAGTTGCGGGTGCTTTGGCTCGTATTCGTCAGGCCCTACCAGCGCCCCCGTCCATTCCTTGCGCATGTCTTGCAGGCGGTATCGGAACCCAGAGCGGTCCGATATACCCCAAGCCTTTTTTCCCGCAGCATATTGTGACATTCTAGAACCTACGCGCTGGTTGCAGTTTTAAAGATACCCGTTCGATGTCTTCGTCCGCCGCACGTTGAAACTCTTCGTCGTAAACAGCCTTTAGAAGCTGCAATCTCTCGGGAGCCCGCTTCATGGCCATATAGTACGCTAGGCCCGAAACCATGCAAGGGTAAAACCGGAAGGGCATATCCGTTGTATTGACCAATGTACCCGCATCCTCAATACGACGAACGTAGTAATAGATGATGGAATCAGACGACGAATCAGGAGTAGCCCACAAGTTTATCACGGGCGCAATGCTACGGTCGAAATAAAACTGGCTTGGGCGGCCCTGCGTTGTTTTATTTGGAAGTGTGACGTACTCGCCGCGACTAATGCGGTCCATCTCGTAGTCTGTATTGCTGCGTCGTAGAACCATTTCAAGCACGTCAACCACATCTGTGCCCAGAGTGTACTGCGCTGTGCCTTGGGTCAAGGTCTGCGTTGCTTGCGTCACGGTCCATAGGTTAACGCCCCTGTTCGCCCATTCAGCAAACATGAGGTTAAGAGAACGACGTGCAGTCTTAGCATCATAGCCCGTGCGGACTTCTAGCCCACAGCGCTCGTATGCTTCCTCGATGATCTCGCCAACGTCGAGATTAAAAACTCTGGTTCCAGATGTTGTCATCTATTTCTTCTTTGCTGTTTTAGCAGACTTCCTAAAAGCAGCCGCTGTCGGCGCACCTTTAGTGCCTGGCTTACGCATCTTCTCTTTAGACCCTGCGGCAATTCGTTTTTTCTTAGCGTGGATATTAGCATACAAGCCAGGATTGCTGATCTGTTTGGACATAGACGATCTATTCATTTAAGGAAGCCCTTATCTCTGGAATCCTAGGTTCCTGCACATATGGCGCGGATGCTTTCTGCGGTGTCATTTTTTCTATAATAAGGGCCAGCATGGTGTGCGTATCGTCAAGCTTTCCAGACATAACCTCGGTCCGTTTGTCTACAACCATAAGAGTCGAGGTCACCCATCCACCCCACGACCCCAACACTGCAATAGTAACCGTAAGGGCAGTTCCAACCAAAAGAACTCTCATGTTGTCTGTCATGTCAGCAATTCCATGCTTTGAGGCTTTTATTAATCCGGCTGTTCGGATCGTTAGCGGTTTTCTTCCCTGTAAGTTTCTTCTTCATGCCCTTCATTCTGGCACAAAAAGAATCCCTACGCGGCCCACCCTCTGGTTGTGGTGGTTTTAAGTTCATCCCCTGCTTTTTTGCGGAAGCTCGGCCCTTGGCGTTTAATCCGCCTTTAGGGTTCTTACCTTCTTTCCGCGTCCAAGCAGGGGACTTTGCCATTGTTTCCCCTATGCGAGCATAATGGTAAGGATACCGCCAGTGCCCGTAAAGGCAGAAACATACACCCCGTTTTCAGCAATGATGCCGTCATCTGGGATATATACTTCATTGTAGCCAGCGGGGAATGCGCCAGTTAAAAGGGTTGCGCCACCATTACCGTTTGTGATCGTAAAGGTAGATGCTGTGGTTGCATAAAGGCCAAGACTACGGAGCCGTGCCCGTGATGGGCCAATGGCAGATGCGCCAGTGGCTACAGCAAGTGTATATGCGGTTATCGGGCCTGCCATGATTTATCTCCTTACAACAGATTGTTGTTTTGGACATACATCACTGTAGCATGAGCAACACCCGCCGTACCGTCCCCATCAGTTGCTGTAAATGTAGCAATAATGGCTACATCTGAAGTTCCAACGTCAGCAGATGCGGAAGTCATAACACCGCTAAAAGTTGTGCCAGTAGATTGAACGCTGGTCGCAGCTAAGAAAGCATCGACATCTGCGGCTGTACCAATAGCAACAGTCGAGGCAGTGCCATCGTCATTTGCAGTTGTAACGGACAAAACAACAGATATTACTTGAGAATTGGCAGGAACGTAGCCAATTGTTGGGGTTCCTGATGCACCTGCAATATCAATAACTGCGGATTGTGCCATAACACCGTATCCAACGTTTGCAACGTTAGTGCCTACCGTTGTGCCTGTTGTATCTTTAATAGTACCGGCCTTCAATGGACCAGAAAAAGTTGTAGTACCCATGAGAGACTCCTGTCGGGGTAAGTGTCAGCCACACCATGCGGCTGTCAGGGATGCGTTTACAATACACGACCTATAAATAAAAAGAAAGGGGCGAGTTTCCCCGCCCCTCCCGAGTTAGCTGAACCAGCTAAATTATGCGCCTGCCGAAGCATATACTGCGCGTGGATCGCTGAAACCGAACGAATAGCGCTCACGAGCTTTGAAGCGCATGTTGCCAGTGTCAAAGTCAGCTTCCATGTTGGTCGACAGAGCCGAACGCTCGAAGTGAACGAAACCACGAGGGGCATCGGTCAATACGAAGAACGCATCGGGGTCTGTCAAGAAGTCGTTCACGGCGTAGCCTTCTGGCAACATACCCATCGAACGCATTGCGTTGACGTCGTTGTCAGCAGTACCTACACGAAGGTTCGACACCATCAGACGCTCTGCAACGAATTGCAGTTGGCGAGGGATGATTAGCTTCGTGCCGCGTAGAGCGATCTTCAAACCACGCTCGTCAACAAAACCAGCGATGTTGATTAGAGCGTCTTCCAAAGAAGTTTCGTTCAAATCAGCAGCAGTCGCAGGGGTGTTGGCGAATGTCCCACCGTTTGTTAGCGGGTGAGAAGCTGACAGCAGAGCAACACCATCACCACCAGCATAAGCGCCGCCAGTGAAACCGTTGTTCAGAACGGCAGCAGCTTTAACCTGCTTGGTGTGAGCCATCGAGCGGGCAAGGGCGCGTGTGTAACGGCTGCCGAGGCGGTCGTACAAGTTGTCCTCGATTGCTTCTTCTGTGATCGAGAAAGCAAGCGCGATGGTTTCGTGGTTGTACCGAGCGGTGTAGGCTTCGTTCGCGTCATCAAAATTGATGGCGGAACCTTCAGATTTAGTTGGTGCTGCCCCAAACCCGGACAGCATAACTTCCTCCTCAAATGCCCGATCCGAAGATTCGGTAGTAAAGATTTCGGAGTGTTGGTTCTCGTAGCGACCGTACTCCATGCCGAACAGGGCGTTAAGGCCTGGTTCCAGCTCTTTCGCTAGTTGTGCGCGAGAAATAGCCATCTTTCAGCCTCCTTAAACGCCAGTGGTCGACGGAGTACCCGCAACAATAGCACCATTAGGTGAATTGTAGTGGTTATTCAATCGAACGATTACAGGGATACCAGCGACTGAGAAGTCCGAATTATCAACATCATTTTGGATGCCCATAATGCGTAACTGTAAAGCGGCGGTAGTTGCGATGGTTTGCACATCAAGCGTTGCCGAAGACAATCCTGAGATTGTTGAACCAGAAGCTGCAGTGGCAAAGTTTGCGTTTGCAAACGTACCAGCGCGAAGCTCTGCTTCAGTGTCCCAAGAAGTATTTAGATTCGACGTAGCAATGATAAACAACTGTGCTGGGTCATCGTATACGAATGCTGTAACTGGGAAGTTAGAGTTCGCACCTGAACCAGGCCAGTAGTTTGACCATGACTTTTTACCGGTGACAGACGAAACATATTCGCAGCCCCAGAAAACGCCAAGCAAACCAACAGTGCCGCCCGCTGCTGCACCCACTACGTCAACCACACCGGCTGCGAGAGGGATAACAGGAGTGCCCTGATAGATCACGTTGGTGTTACCGGAAGCAATGCGATATTCGCTTACACCGGTGCTGTTTACGGATTGGCCCATCTTTCCGATGGGGCGCAAACCGAATGCACCATTAGTATTTGCCATTATAGCACCTCAAAGGTTACTCGGAGCCGCCACTGCGACCTCCGAAGGTTACACGACTTTGCCGACTTTTAGAGATCGGCATGGAAGGATGTTGATCCTTCATTAAGTCCTGATCGACTGCAACCATTTGTTCGCGGGTGCGGGTCCCGTAATACTCGGCTCTTTCGTGGGCGGTCTCTACAGGGATTCGACACAGCATCAAGCCACCATTTCCAATAATACCAGCATAACGACCTTCGTCGATAGTTGGCGCTTGGAATTTTGGATATTCATCGGCGCGGACAGGTTCCCATCCTTCACGAAGTTTGGAGTGGACATTCATCTTGTCCTCCTCGCCACGCATTGCGATTCGAATCCAACGGTGCACAAAACCTACAGGAGGCTCTGGCGATTCAAGGCGGCTGGGCGGTGCCCATGGTTTACGGCGCGTTTGTGTTTCGCGTGTTTCGCTTGCGCGAGTTGTTCTATCGGTCATCGTTTCAATCCTTTACATACTTAGCGTATTCTTCAAGCGGCACACCAAGTCTTTTGGCTATCGCTATTTGAGACGGCGAAAGTTTGACCGACCTGCGCCCCTGTTTTGCAGTGCTGCGGGATGCTGAAGAAACAGCAGAGGCGACCTGCGTTCCACCCGATTTTTTACCAGCGAAACGATGCGGAAACTCCGTTCGCATACGCCGATTAACCTCACTATAGTACTCTTCGCTCTGCGGGTCAAATCCTTCTTCCTCGACCAACTTGCGGTGAATACCAAATGCGGCATAGGTCATGACCTCATCAGTGCCAAACCATTCGTTCTTTTCAGCCCATGACTGGGCTTTCGGGTCTGGTTTAGCTTGAGGGGCAGCCTGTTGTGTTTGCTGCTGCGTCACATATTGTTGACGCTCTGGTTGTTGGACTTCCGCACGCTGCTTTGCAATGCGAAGGCGCTCTTGCTCAATACCCATGCGGTTAAGCTGATCTTGAGCAGCCAACATTGCATCCACATCACCTGAATCGTGGGCTTCACGATACAAACGTTTTGCAGATTCAATCTGTCCTTCCAGCCTACCCCCAAATTCATTGAGGTAGCCCTTATCCAAATTCTGAACGCGGCCTTTTAGTTGCTGGTTCTCCGCCAAAACCTGTTGATAAAGGCGCTCGGCTTCTGTGCGAACACGCTCTTCGTTACGGTATTTCTCCGTAAGCTTCTTAATGCGGGTCTGGACATTCTTACTATAAGAATCAAGCTCGTCACCATCATCGTTTGATGAAACCTGTGCGCGAGTATCCTGTTCTTCTTCTCCCGTAGTTTCTACTTCGACTACTACGGATTCGTCTTCAATATCTTCTGGCATTGGAATCTCCTAAACTTGGTGGATATCATCTGGATCTAGAATCGTTGCGATAACTTCGTCATCATTAATGATGCGAACTTCACCGTCTTCAATTTTAAATCTAGAACCGGAATAACGGCCTATGCATACCCACTGTCCTACCTTGCACCACGGTTCTGCATTTGGACCAAACTTGTCCGCATCCGCATAAGCTAGTGGTCCAAGTTTCATAACATAACAGACAGTCGTCGCCACCTTTTCACGGTCACGAATCTCGTCTGGGATATACAAGCCACCTTGGGTTTGGGCTTTTCCTTGATATGGCATGACCAAAATCCGCCAGCCCGTAGGCTGCGGAAGACGCTCAAGCAATGTTTTTTCTAGAAGGGAAGGGTCTAATACCCTTTGCGTTGCGTCAATATAGGCGCTTTCAATAGGAGACGATTCGCCCTTTGCGGCGGCTCGTTGCTTATTTACTTTTTGCGCGACATGATCAGGAAGAAATAAGGTCTTCGACATCGTCTGCGTTGTTCTCCAGCAGGGCCTTCATTTCTTCTTTAGCGTATGAGAGGCCCCGTATCTCACCCACCATCATTTTGTAATGCTCCCAGTCTTTGGCAGCATCGTTGGCTAGAGCGAAAGCAATATCGTTCTCCCGCTCACGCAACAACTTATACATGTGTTTTGCAAAGTCGACAACATCCATTACAGGTATTCTTTGTAGTTTGATTGCTTTTCAGATGTAATTGGACCACCTTTGACCCATGAATCGCAAACGTTGTCTGATTGGCACATGAATTTCCACTTCTGACAATACCCAATATCACCGGAATCATCGTCCATGCAGTCCATCATTTCGTCCGTTTGATTATAAGCACCACAATTCCCACAGTTGGTTTTGGGGTCACCTTCTCCGTAGTTAGCGTCGTCGATGCAGACTTGGCGGTTCTTGTCATTTAACTCTTCATCCTGAGTTGGCAGGGGGCAGTTGTTGCCTTCATCGTCTTCTTCCATCTTATCGACTGGAATCCCGCCATCTGGCATAATGCTGATCATTATTGTAGGCATATTAGTTATCCCCTGTTCTCAATTAATTCTTGCGCTTGTTTAAGCGTTTCATCATTTCTACGAGACCAGCCTCGCCCAAAGGTCTCGAAAGTTTTAAGCGACTCATAAAACCTTTGACGCGCGTCATACAGTTTTTCAACCATGTCTTTAGTGTCAAAGTCAAAGATTGCCTTAACTGTTTTAGGTCCGATAGCGCCATCTGGGTTTACTCCTACAATCCTTTGAAGTGCTTTAGCAGGGCGACCCATCCCAGAGTTTACGCCCCAATCGAATACTGCCCAATCTAACCCAGAAGGAAGATCATCGCAACGGGCTTTGTCCCAGTATTCCGTCTTGTATAGAGGGCCTACATCTTTTGGTGTCAGTGCCCGCATCTCTGCTTCGGTAACGGCGCGACCTAAGAACTGCTCATATGTTGCCCGAGTAACTCCGAGATTGGTCATGCCACCAGGATCTTTTGGATGATTGACAAAACCACCCTCGTGTTCAAGTAGCATGTCTAGACAATGATCAAAGTTCTTTTTCATCTTTTCCCCATAAACTTAGATACGCTGCGCTGGCCAAACCAAAAGGACACCACGGCAGCAAATAAACCCTGCGTTTCTTGGTCGAACATTAGCGTAACACCTTCCTGCCAGTTACCCCCCTGCTCTAAGACTTTCAGCATGACTACGATCTTAGTGGCCATGAATAAAGCAAAAAACATATAGGTGATAACAGGGCGAACAGAAGCGGATAGCCCTGCTGAAAATCCGCTAGAAGGGTTAGCATAATTATAAATCGCTTTCGTTTCTTCGATCTCAGCTTGCTTATCTAAAACCTTGATCTGTAAATCAATGCCCTGCGAAGCCATCTTTGCTTGCAGAGTCATAAGCTCTATCTTGTTCTTATGTTCCTGCTTGGCTGTAAACAGACCAAGGACTTGTGGTAAAAAGGATGTGCTAAATCCTAATAGGCTTCCTAATAACGCAATCATTCTGATTTCTCCTGACGTTTAGCCCAAGCCGTAGCGCCCATAAAGCCTACCACAATTCCTGTCTGTGCTACAAGAAACGTGTTTAGAAACGCAGATGCGGTGTTAACCCGCTCTATTGCAATCCAAGGAGAGAGTAACGCGAAGACCGCGACAATAGTAGACCACATAGCAACCCACGCCATTAGGCGCTGCTGATCCTGCATCTTGTCGTTATTCTCAATTTGGATCATTCGTTCAGAACGAGACAGCTCTTCGTCGGTTACAACGCCGTCACCATCGGTATCGAACTGATTAAACTTTGAATCTTCCTGAAGTTTTTTAATCATTTTCCTGATGGCCTTCTTTTCTTTTTTAGGCGGTCCATCTCTTTAGCTTTTTCAATAACCCCGGGTTGTATTGTGCCATCTGCAACTTCAGTAGGAGCGCCCGCAGCAATAAGTGCTGCCGCTGCACCGGGAAGCCTAGCTTTACCCCAGCCTTTTGGCGCTTGGCCTTTCTGGTTTTTAGGGTTCAGGTTCTGAGCCGCGCGGCTACCCGTTTCGTACTCATTGGCAATTTGCGTACCCAGTTTTGTACCAGCGTACTTATTTGCGGTTCTCTTTCGTATTATATCGTTAAGAGTAGTCATTTTGAAAGATCCTTTAAGTAATCAGCCCAATACCACAAAGCCGCGCCCCCCAAAGCAACGATTGCAGTTACTACAACAATCAAAACAAGGCGCTCTATAAATTTTTGCTGCTCTTCCATTTGCGCCGCTTTCATCTTGCGAAGACGACCTTCGGTTCGAAGTAGCTCTTCCCAAGCGGGCATTCCGTATTTCATGGATATGTATACTTTTAGATCGTAGCGCTGCTCTTCGATCTGTTTTTTGGCAAGCATGGCTTGTAGAGCCATAGCCTCAATATTACTGCCACCCTTTAAGATGCGCGTAATTACGCCCGCGTTCTTAGCATTTTCTTCGGTCGCTGCAATCTCTGCGGAACTTCCAAGCCAACGCTGCAAATCTCCATGCATAGCCTCCATCTCACGGCCCGCTTCAAAACCACGTTGAATGGCTTTGAACGCCGTTGAACAGACGTTGATGGCGATGCCTATGCTGGCTGGATCTAACATATCTTCTCCTAAACCTAATAGGTTCCCTTGAAGCGCTTTGGTTTAGCTATCCTGCTAAAACGGCTCTTTCCCCCACCAATCTTAGGCGTTGAAAATGACATCTTCTTAGGGCGAGAACCTTTAAAGGATAACGACTTCAATTTTGGAGTGCGTAACTTCATCTATTTATTCCCTACGGTCTTATTTGGAGGGCAGTATGCCCCATCGGGTAAATATAAGCTAACATATTTTAGTGTCACATCCAAGGTGGGGCACTTGTACCGACAAACAATGTAGAGTTTTGCTGGCCAGAGCATTGTAGCAAACACCCCAGCCAACAGACAAATCACTGCTGTCCTTTCATCATCATGTTCTGACGTTGAACATCAATCCTCTCACGGTTAACCGAAGCGCGGTCATCTGCAACTTGTTCCTGTAGATCCAAGCGGGCGGTGTCTGTAACAGCGCGTTGCTTGGCTTTCATGGTTTCAAGCTGGAGTTTGGCTTCTTCCAAGGATGCTTTGTTCTGGGCCTCCATCTGTTTAATAGCCAGTTCTTGCATACGGATTGTAACCAAAGGATCTTCTTTGTTTGCCGAACCCTCAGAACCTTTGAAGGCCAAGTGAGGCGTTAGCTCTTTAATCATCTCAGCTTCAACTTGCGCAACACGAGCCTCAATCTGCTCTGGGTTGAACTGCGCGGGGCCTTGTTGTTGAAGTTCAGCCATGCGTTGCTGTGCAATCATCGGATCAATCTGACCGGTCATCACACCTTGCTGCAATTGCTGCATCTCCTGTTGTGGCTGCTGTTTGATCTGCTCCAACTCTTGATCCACCATTTCACGCGCCTTGAAGGAAACGTGCTGTAGAACGTGATTGAACAGAGCGGCCAGAACAGCGGGGGCATTTTGCAAGATATCCAATTCCAAGAGCGACAAGTGCGCTTGGATGTGGGCATCGTGATCCTGCGGTGCAAACGCCTGTGGAATTGTCCCGTTGATAATCGCACCGTTTTCAACAGCGGGATCTTGCGGCTGTGGGGGTGGCGGAGCAGGCAGTAGAAGCTCGTCGATATTCTGCACTTCCAAAGCTTGGTACATCCGACGATATGCTGCGCGAAGATCGTGCATCTGAGGAGCCGCTTGAGCCAGTTGCAGTTGCGTCTGGGCCAACGTCACACGTTGCGACATCGAGAAGATGTTTGGATCTGATACAGGCAGAACGTCAATACGAGCGTCAAAGTCCTGCGCTTTAATCTGTTGAGGCCCGCCAGCTACAGCGTAGGGGTATTCTGGAGGTAAGTTCTCCGCAAAGATACGAGCCAACAAACGGAACTCTGTCTTTTGGGCGTAGTGCAGGCGCTTGTGGATAGCAGACATGACTTTCATGCCGCGCTCTAACAAAGCAACCGTAGTGCCAACTGGCATATCGCCGTTCATATCGCTGACTTGCTGGTCAGCTAAAGCAATGAACCGACGACCGTCTTGGATAATCCCACCTAAAAGCTGCGCCAAAGTAGCTGAAGGCTCTTTGTATGGCAGAGGAATAATCGCGTCCCGAATGCTGCCACCAGGCGCATCAATATCACGCCATTCTCCAGGTTGTAGCGGCTCGTCGCTATTACGAACACGAACACCACGGGCCTTAAAGCCTGCGGGTAAGTTGGCCAGTGTACCAGCATCGATCAACTGACGAAGGATCGAAGTCGCAGCACGACCCAATCCACCAATCATGTGGATCAAACCAAAACCATAGAAGCCAAGACCAGGCATAAACTTGTAGTGAACAAAGTATTGGCGCTTGCGTCTTGTTGGATCTGTCTCGTCGTAGTTGCGGCGAACGGCTAAAATCTCGCCCGACGAATCATCCAGCGTTACAATGTATGGAAGACGAATGCCCGTTGGCTCCCCGTCCGCACCCATGTCCTCAAACCCTTCAAGGTCCAAATCAATGTGGCACTCAAGGATAGTGTGTACGTCGTCCGAATAGTTTTTGGAAATGCCCTCAAGCTCGTTCACCTTTTGACGAACTGTATCTTCTTCCTCATCGTTAGCCTCGTTGATCTCAACATCACGATAAACACCCGTGACCTGCATCTTACGGATGTCATTTGCATCCATACGCAGAACGTGGGTCACACGGTTAGCCGTAGCCAAGTCCGATGCCGAATAAGGTACAACCAAATCCTGCGCTGGAACAAACTTCGCCACCGCACGTTGACGTGTTGGATCAAAGTAAACCTTCTTAAAGGTGGATCCAGATAAAGGTAAATAGAACAGCATCTGATCCATGTCTGGATCGTACTCTTCCATGACTTCCGTAATCTGGTAGTTCATAAAGTCTTTAACGCGCTTGGCCTGCTCATCACGAGCCTGATCAACCAACCCAAGAACCGCCGTGCGGACAGGGCCACCAGAAGGCAATAGTTCTTTATACGCCTGAGCCTGAAACTGAGTTACCGATTCGCTGATCAATGGGTGTGTAATGCCCGACGCACCCTCAAAAGGCTGAGACCGCTCTTCCACTTTTAAACCCAATAAATCTAGGCCCTTGACGTATGCCTCTTCCCACTCGGACCGCGAATCTAGGTCCTCTTCGTAAAGATCTCGGATCTCGGACGAAAGCTCACGAAGAATGCTATCGCTTACATACTCCGATAAGTTTGCATCATGCGGGATAATCTCTTCAGGGCCATCCATATCTTGACCGCCCATAAGCGCTTGGACGGTTGCTCCGCCTAAACCGTCGTCGATAACTTCCGCGCCGCCACTGAAATCTTGTGGCATATCCACTGGGATGTCCACTTGCGCAGCATCCATATTTGGGGCCATGATACCTGAGTCAATCAGTGAACCCATTGGGTTGGGTGGTAGTGCCATTAGTAATACTCCCGCTTCTGGGGTCTAAATTCTGTTTCTTCCGCGTCTTCCCCGTTAAGTGATATAAAACCACCTTGACGGAATCGCATCAATGCCAAAGTCATACTATCACAGAAGTCATCATGATCGCCATTAGGAAATGATGTGACTTCCTCTATTACTTCTTCCGAGAACTTCTTATCCGCTGGGGCCCAGACAACGCCCGCTTCAAATAGCGGCGCTACCATGTGCATTCTGGTTACCTTATCACGACCTTTGCCTGGAGAAAAGCCCAACGCCGGTATGCCTCGTAAGCGTAACTCGTCAATAAGCGGTGTCCCTGTCGCTTTCGCTTCGACCAACACCATATCCGGCTCCCAATACTCGTGTTCCTCAAAGGCAACCTCCTTCAATTCTGGAAAACTCCACCTGCCTCGCTGCGCATCCAGCAAGATGATATTGTCGGGGCCACCCTCTAAAGGCTTAAACACGCCCCAAGTAGTAATAGCAGAATAGTCGGCTGTTTCCTTCTTTGAGTATGCTGTATCATAAGCTTGTAAGATATACGACAAAGGAGGGATCTTTTCTTCTTCCCAAGACTTCCACCACTCCCGTCTAATAATAGCAGAGTTACTAGCAGTAGGCTGTTGCTGCCATTGCGCGGACCATTTGCCAACAGGAAGCGAAGCCTTGATCGAAAGCAGTGCGTCCTTTTCCCAGAACTCTGGCCACAACGCATTCCCCGAGGGCATAATTGCAGGGAACTCAACAACGTCCCATTTGTCCGACATAATGTCCGAACCTTGCGCAGCCAATAGACGGCCCGTCAGATCCTTCTTCCCCCAGCGCGTCATAACAACAATGATAGCGCCACCAGGCTGCAAACGCTGACGAGGACCAGAAGTGTACCATTCGTAAGCGTGGTCAAACGCCGTCTCGCTTAACGCGTCTTGCTCCGAGTGGGGATCATCGATGATAAATAAGTCAGCGCCACGACCGGTAACAGCAGCCCCAACACCAGCGGCGAAATATTCACCGCCAAGGGAGGTGCCCCATTTCCCAGCCCCCTTGTTGTCTTCCTTGAGATGAGTCTTTGGAAACACTTCTTTATACTTGGGGTCATCAATTAAATCCCTAACCTTGCGGCCAAACCGAACAGCAAGCTCCGTGTTGTGTGTAGCCTGAATAATCTTTAACTTCGGATTACGGCCCAAGAACCAAGCAGGCATCAAGAATGACGCAAACTCAGACTTACTGTGGCGAGGAGGCATGTTGATAATAAGACGTTTCAACTCGCCCCTCGCAACTTGCTCCAGCTTTTCCGCGATAATACGGTGGTGCCGACCTTCAATGAAGTTATCATACACATGGTGGGCAAAAGGCATAAAGAGATTCTGGGCCTGATCTCTCAGGTCCATTCTCGTCTTAGCCTCGGTAAGCGCCAAGATCTCCTTTAGCGCTTCTTCGGGTAGTGCTTGTAAGTTCACCGGTTAGCGGCCCGCAATAGATCTAAAATCCCAGCTTCGCCAACTCGTGCCCCAGCTAACCCAGGAGGTGGAGCCATAATCGGCATTTGCTGTGGGTACGGATTTAATCTTGGAGCCACACCGCCACCTACTGGAGTATACCCAGGGTTGCCTACTACAGTTGGTCCTTGTGGTAAAGGAGGAGTAAGACTTGGGAATCCACCAAGAGGATCTGTTTCCGCAAGAACGCAAGCGCCATCTTTTAAAACGTAACCTTCTGGGCATGGGTCAACAATTGGTGTTCCTGGTGCTCCGGGCGAGGCAGTGTTGTTGCCTGTTCCATCTCCGCCACCCTGATATGAGTCCCCGCCAAAGCCGTCAGTACTTTGGGCTGGGTCAGGGAAACCAGTTTCTGGGTACTTAGAAAAGTCTGGGCGCTGCGCAAACGCGCCCATCTTAGACTCTCTCATCAACTGCTGCTGGGCTTTTGTCTTTTCCCAGTCCTCGTCAGACATGCCGAGAGGTTTCATCCCGAGAGCGTTTCCGTACCCAGCAAGTGGTCCTCCAGAATATGTGTTACCAGAAGCTCGAGGTCCGCCCATGTCAAACATGTCTGCGATGTTTGCAAAACCAAATATCCCGCCTCTCGGGGTGCCGTCTGCATTAAACGCCTTTGGGTTTGCTTCTGGGGTATAGGCAACACTGCGTTGAGCTAAGGCGTCTTGAAGTGTTTGTGGAGCCTTTGGATCCGTCGTATAGAACTTTCCATCACTTGATTTAAAGAACTTATAACCGCCATCAAGCGCCTTTTTGCGCTCTATATCTAAGGCAGTTCCCAAGGCAATTTTTTTTGCACGCTCTTTATTTTCTACTATCGCACGCTTCGCGGCCTCATTCTGCGCGGCAATACGATTGGCCTCATTGTCTCTATTAACAGAAGAAGTTGATTGCCCACTTCCCCCAAAGTACCCTGGATTAGGGTCCCTATCTCTATCGTTCACACCGTTGTCCCGCTCTGTTTGAGCGGTAGAGGTAACCCTAGCTCTCCGTTCCGCAGGGGTAGAGCTCGCAGTTGGAGACCTCGAGCTTGTATTCTGTGTTCCAGCGGCTTGGTTAGAGTTGTAGTTTCTATCCATGGCCCTTTCAATAGACGCAGGCAGAAATGCAGGAACGCCACCAGGACCCTTTTGCCCAGTGCCGCCATAGTTCCGCAGAAGATCCTCTTCAAAAGGATTGATATATGCAAGCATGTGACGCTGATCGTTGATAAACGTCTCACGAGGTGCGTTTGTAGAGTTACCTTGGTACTTTTGCATCTATTGTCTCCCACCGGCCATAATGCCAGTATATGCTGACGGAATATTAACACCATATTGCTGGTTAATCGACTGCAAATATGGCTGGAATGGTGCCGAATAGTCCATCATAGGTGTAAGCTGCTGCATTGGACCGCCAATCGGGGGCGGGGCGTTCTGCCCTGTGGCTCCAAAGGACGGAACATTCAGGTTAACAGGGTTATTCATAAAGTCAGGCATGTTCGCCGCGTAGTTAATAGGCGCGATGCCGTAAGGAGTGGCCCCAGGAGTGAGACTTTGCGCCCCTTGGTTCGCCGCAACTGGAGTATAAGCCGGAGTTGCAGTCTGAGCGGGCTGCGTGTACCGTGGATCAGGCCTCGCAGCGCCAGATGTAGCCTTTTCAGCAATTCCAAGCACGCGGTTCTTCTCCGCCGCAGCTTTTTGGGCCTCATATGCAGATTGCTGCTCGGCCAACGTGCCCTGCAAACCAGAGAAGTCGCTTTGAAGCGTGTCGTACAGGCTTGTCGTGTCCTCATACTGCCCTGTTAGGTCAGAGTACTGACCCATGAGAGACTCGTAGTTAGTCTTTTGGTCCGCCAACTGCGTGTTATAGTCGCCCAATCGGCTTTCCAGCGTATCGTACTGCCCGTATAGATCGTCATAAGCAGCCTTCTGCTCGTCATACGTCCCAGTAAGCGTGCCGTAATTACCAAAAAGCTCTTCAAAATTGCTCTTCAGCCCTGTGTATTCTTCTTTAGTCTGGCCGTACTTGTCTTGAAGCTCTCCATACAGGCCTTTGCTTGCTGAAAGTGCATCCTCAAGTTCTTTAATCTTGCCCTGACGTGTCGCTTCTGCGGCAGCGGCGGCAGCAGCCGTAGCCTTGTCTTGTGCAGCTTGTGCGGCTGCAGTTTTAGCGGTAGCAGCCGTTTCTTCTTGAGTCTTTATGTGCGCGTTAAACGCATCCGGTGTCCAACCCTCTGGCCGAACAAGGAACGAAGGCCCGTCCATTGGGCTCATGCCTGCCTCGATTTCGTAACCCATGCTTTTTGCATAGTCCCGAAACTCATTTGTAAACTGAGCTCCGCCCAAACTTGGGCCGTCGCGCTCCCCTATGGTTACAGCGCCAGTGAACCCTTTTTTCAGCTCGTCAATATACTGCTTGCTTTGACGCATACCAGCGAACAAGTCATTTACTCCTTCTGGAGGAGGATCTTCAACAACAGGAGGAGGAGGAGGAGTGGATGCAACAGGAGTACCTAAAACTGGCGCAACTTCAGCGCCGCCGCCTAAAACTGCCGCCGCTGCATTGCCATAAGAAACAGGAGCTGGATCGTTGTCGTTGTCGTTACCATCCCCCTGCCCATACCCAGCAACGTCTGTTATTTTATCTACCTGTGTAGGCTTTTGGTTGGGATCAGAACTATATGTTTTCCCAAACTCACGGCCTT